AAGTAGACAAGACCGCACCCTTCTGGGTTGCGCTTGAAGATGAAAACGCGCCAACAATTATTGTAGATGGAGTGAAGATGAAGCACGCTGTGTGGAATCTACTGATCCACCTCAGAGACATGAGGATGTACTGTGGGCCCATCAGTATGAAGCCTCACAGGAATTGGAAAATCACCACCGTCAAGAAATACTACGGTCTCAAAGGTGGCAAGCATAAAATCCATGACAGCCTTCGCCATATCTACAAAGAACTGCGGGAGAAAAACAAGAAATAATTTGCAGGTATAGACAAGATTCCTATAAGTTTGCGACAATCAATTGACATGAGTGATGAAAGATATTGACTTCACAGCAATTGGATGGGCAGGAATATTTCTGTGCATCCTTGCCCTCATGGTAATTAAATTCATATGAAAGAGAAAAAGTACAAGGTGCGATTCCACCTTGCCGCTGGGCCTAACTATCAACGGTGGCAAGTGCGGCATGGTGATGACGTAAAATACTACGACCCTGAAGATGTCACTTTAGATATGCACGGGTGCCAGTTGCGTAACCAAGCTAAAACCGCAGAGGGTATTTACTTAGGTAAGAGCAAGACGGTATGTGCATGGGTAGAGTGCGACTCTCTGGAAGTGAAGGCCCGCCATGAGCATACCCTTCCTGATCCCAAAGGATTTGTTGCGGTCCAATACAACCCACGCAAGGCTCCTCATTGGTTCAGGGACAACTACAAAAACAACGTCGATAATATGAGGTACTTGTGCCTCACAACCATAGGTCGTCTCATTGTAATACCAGATATTAATGAAGAGTGGAAGCGTTCTCAAGCATCTCGAAAAGCTACACGGTCAAGCGAGATCGTGCAGAGTGAAAGTAATAGCACAAACAAGTGAAATAAGTATGTCTAAAACAGAAACGATTATTGCCAACGTTGTTATGAACTCTGTATGCTCAGTGTTCATGGTGACCCCCTCGGATATTCGAGGCTTATCACGCCACAGTAGTATCATCAACGCCCGCCATGCATATGTTATGCTGCGCAACCAACTGAGCTCCCCTACCTACACTCAAATAGGATCTGAGTTGAATGGTCGTAGCCATAGCACAGTGATCTCCAGCTTGCGCAAGAGTAGCGAGCTCATTGAACAGGATAATGTGTTTAGGCTGCAGTGCAAAACAGTTATGGATCAGTTGGCTGAATCTGATAACGTGGTGGTGCAGACCCTTGCGCGAGACACAAATCGAAAAGGACAGGCAGACTCAGTGAAGGGAGACACTGCCCGTAAACTTATGCGAGAGTTCCTCAACACCTTTGATGGCTTCATACAGGGCAACTCATCAGCAGTTGTGCTCAAGAAACTACATGGCATCAGAGAAGAAGCTATTGATGCAAACCTTAATGACTAAACCCCAAAACCAATGACGAAGCGAAAGCTGACTCAGCAAGAGCGTGACGACAAAGTCGAACGATACATTGACAGCGCCCTCGACGGAGTATCCTACTCCGACCTGCACGACATGGTCTGTGAATACATACGCAGCAGCTTTGCTGACGTGTCCGATGAGGAACTCAACGCTCACATTGACGACCACTTCGGTCAGTACGAAAAATAAACCCCAAACCCTAAATTCAAAATGAGTTCATCCCAAAAGACTTGGACATCCAGCGAATTGGCTGTTGTCCACCATCACCTTGCTGATATCCTAGAGGAGAGTAAGGGCGGTGTGTCCTCCACGTCCCCAACCCTGCATCGATTGCATGCACAATTCCCCGACCGCACCTTCAGTGCAGTATCCAACAAAGTTCGTGTAGAGATGGCGCGGAAGGGCTTGGTCGAGCCTAAAACAAAACAGATTGAAGCGCTCAGGAAACAGCTTGAGCTAATGAATTCAGACGAAACTCCGCCAGTACTCGTCTTGCCTGAGCCTAAGCCGCAGGTCAATGCTGGATCCATCGTGTCGGTCCCTTTGAAAAAACTGTACGGCAAAGTAGACTATGAAACATTTATGTCCCTGATCAATGAGTGAACCTAAGAAACCACGTGCGCCACGCACGACGACCTCTGTGTATACGCGCCTCAATACAGTTGATGTTCGCCCTCGTGTAAGAAAGAAAGGTAAGGTTGAGTACATATCCTGGGCGGATGCCTGGCACATGCTGATGACCGAGTTCCCTGACTCAACTAGGAAGGTGTACAAGGATGAAGCCACAGGCCTGAACTTCTTTACCGATGGACGCACCGCCTATGTGGAGGTGGGTGTCACAGTGAAGGGGACCGAGCATGTCGTAGACCTACCTGTTATGGACTTCCGTAACAACTCCATCCCCATCGACAAGATGAACAGCTTCGACGTCAACAAGACAGTCCAACGTGCTATGGTAAAAGCCATAGCTATGCATGGGCTGGGCTTACAACTGTGGACCAAGGAGGATCTGTATGATGCGGATGAGAAAGCCCCTGTGCAACAGGCAGCCGCGCCTGTCGCTAAGCAGGCAGCTGTAGATACCAATGACCCAAGTGCCATTGTAGATGCGACCATCAACTACCTGAAGACTCTTCCGAACGTCACAGCTAAGACTAAAGCGTCTCAGAGTATGATCAAGAAGTACAAGGACAAGCTCTCTGAGCAAGACATCGAGAAGATTAACAAGTTTGTACGATGAGCATGAGAGAATTATTACAGGAGAGGTACGGTAAGGGACACTTGTCGTACTCATCTATCAAGCATGCCCTCGGTGACATGCGCAAGTGGGAGATGTATATGCGTGGTGAGTTGAAGAAAGAGTCTACGGCTTTGAACTTCGGATCGCTTTACGACTGTATGCTACTGACACCTGATGAATTTGATAGTAGGTATATGATCCTGCACGAAGAGGATGTCCTAGCTGCTTGCAGTAAGGAGACCCGTTCCAAGAGCAGGCCTACGACAACCAAAGAGTACGGTCAGGTGGTCGCTATGCTGACAGAGGATAGTGGCAAAGAGGTGGTCAAGGCTAGTGATCATAAGGAGGCCCTGCTAATGATCGAGCGCCTAGGTAACGAAGGGCTGATAGATCAGTATCTGACAGGCGGACAGGCCCAGGTGGAGTTCAACGTTGATGTCCATGACGTACCCTTGAGAGGATTCTTAGACTATTTACATGACGATTATATCTTGGACAGCAAGACAGTCGGCAGGGAGTCATCTAAGTTCAAGTGGGATGTGCAGTCATGGAGCTATGACATCCAAGCATACATCTATATGCAGGTCTTCCCTCGTGATGAATTCCTATGGCTAATACAGGAGAAGTCAGCACCTTTCTATCCTGGCGTAGTTACCTGCACCCAGCAGACCTTGTTTAACGGTGAGATGAAGTTTGAGGAGGCGCTTGATAACATCAAAGCGTGGTTGTCAACAGACCCTAGTGAACAAACAGGCCATGGACGATTTTCAGTTTGACGTTTTCTTATACGTGATATTAATTACCTTGCTGTCACTAAATTTTTTATAGCCATGAGCGAAGAGATGAAATCAGATAGTGTTCTGATTGGGTGGACCGACCCACAAAAGCAAGCTGAAGACGGGAGTTGCAAGTCTTGGAGAGTCAAGTTCAAAGCAGCTGAGTTGAAAGACATGCTTGACAACTACGTCACCACTACAAATAGTGAGGGGCATGGTGGCAATGTCTATGTGACCCTCTTTGTTTCGAAGTCTGGCAAGTCATGCTGCAGAGTATGGGACCCCAACAGCGAGGGTGCCAAGCAGCAGAGAGCCAACACTGCGAAAAAGAAGGAGTCACTGGCAGATGACCTGCCATTCTAAAGCGACGATCTATCTCCTAGACCTTGAGGTGCAGGTTAAAAAAAAACAGCACTTCAAGACCTTTAAATCATGGGCGGTGTCTTGCTTTACTGATCCCCTCGACATTCTGAAACACGACAAGAAGACTGTCACTAGGTTGATGAACGAGGGATATGGTAAGGGCAAGGTGAAGCAGCGCCTGATCAAGATTAAAAGTGTTACAGTGATAAAGGAGATAGGGAAATCGCAGCAAACCTTGGATGACAAGAAGAGACCAGATAGTAGCAGCGACTAACAAAGTTAGGGAGTTGCTCCTTGAAAAGAATGATGCTTACGGTGACAGTGCGCTGTCCCCCCTGAACATCTTTTCTTCCGCCAACGCCGAGTACGGGATACGAAACCGCATCGATGATAAGCTGAAGCGCATAAAAAACGCTGGCTTAAATGATGATACGGAGGATACCCTACTCGACTTGGCGGGGTACATCATCCTGCTAATGATTGCACGGGATGAAGGTCACCATATTCAAAACAATATTCGAGACGAGCGACCCGAAGTATCGGGATCTGTCAGTCATACTGAACAGGATTCGGGATGGAGCGTCTCGTATGACCGTGGAAGCGGTACGACAGGGGAATAAAGAGAGGAAGAAAGACCTTCCTGCAGTCCTGTTTAGCGGGACATTTGAGTCAAGGTCAGACGATAGTATACAGGACCACAATGGTCTTATCGTATTAGACTTTGACCACGTTGACGTAGAAGCAACGAAGTCTGCGCTTGCTATGGATGAGCACATCCAAGCATGCTGGATATCACCTTCAGGTGATGGCATAAAAGCCCTCACTAAAATAACAAACCCTGAGCGGCACCGCGATCACTTTCGTGCACTGGTCAGGTACTTCGATGAGAGGTATGGCCTGGCTCTAGACGAGTCAGGCAAGAATGAAAGTCGGGCTTGCTGGGAGAGCTATGACCCCGACATCATAATCAAAGGCAAGTGCGCACCCTTTGGAAAGTTTGTAAGTGAGGAGGTAGCAAACGCCCCTCCTGCTGCACCGACAGTCAGCACTACAGACTACACGAAACTGCAGATAGCTGTACGCATGATACAGAATGCTGCCGATGGTGAGAAGCACCATGTCTTAATCAAAGCTGCCACCCTCTGCGGAGGATATGTGGCAGCAGGTAAGATCGAGGAAGACGAGGTTCACCGCATCCTATTGCGAGAGATCCTGAAGCGTGACATAAGCAGCGAAAAGAATGCCATCGATGCCATACAAGAGGGAGTAGAGTATGGCAAGACGCGCCCGATCAGAGAGATTATTCAGGAAGAGGAGGAGCAACTGCGACTCATGGAGGTCATGGATGGGGACATGTCATTCATCAGCAGTGATGAAGATGACTACCATTGGATCGATGACTTCAGTGAAGGTCGTATTGAGCATGGCCTGGAGTCAGGGAATGAGACATGGGATAAGTACTTCAGGTACAAGAGGGAGTTGACTATCATCAACGGGCACAGCAACGTAGGTAAGACGACCACTGCGCTGTACCTCATCGTGAACAGTGCAATTCGTCATGGCTGGAAGTGGTTGATTTACAGTGCTGAGAACAAGACTGCGTCCGTGAAGATGACGTTGATGCAGATGGCTGCTGATAAGCCTGTGTCTAGCATGACCTACAGCGAGAAGAAGAACAGCTATGATTGGGTTAAGAAGCATTTCTATATCGTCAGCAACACGAAGGTGTACAGCTACCTGGACATCCTCTTGTTTATGGAGAAGGTTCACCATTACAACAAGATTGACGGTGTCTTTGTAGACCCATACAATAGCCTGCGCTTGGATCTCAGAAGATCGGAGATGCAGAACACACACGACTATCACTACGAAGCGGCTACTGCTTTCCTGACCTTCAGCACCAACAACAACATAGCCGTGTGGTTGAACATGCACGCAGTCACTGAAGCTCAACGCAGGAAGGGACCTGATGGATTGCCTAGCGCCCCGTATGCGGAGGACACAGAGGGTGGCGGTAAGTTTGTGAATAGGGCGGACTGCTTCTTGACCATCCACAGAAAGGTCCAGGCTCCTGACCCACATATTCGGCAGTTGAGTGAGGTTCATGTGCGGAAAGTAAGGACCACTGAGACAGGAGGCAAGCCTACACCTTTGGCAGATCCATTGACCTTGCTCATTAACACTCGGCATACAGGATTTACTGCGACTGGACTCAAGCCACTTGTATCTAAGATTGACTTCAGCACCTTTGGTGAGCAGACGGAGATGTTAGATAAAATGACTTGGGATATGTATCAATCGTCAATAGATAATAACGTCGATTTTCTTACTACATTGCCTATCAATGAGGAAGAAAGCAGCAGCTCGGAGGCCAAGTCGAAAAAAGAATCTAGGTAAATTTAAAAGTGGGATTGAGAAGTATTGCAATGATCAACTTCGAGCCGCTGGCCTAGCATTTGAGTACGAGGGCAAAGAGTATTTATTGGCAGAGAAGTTCAGATACCCTGGTAGATACCTGAAGATGACTGCTAAGCGCAAAGACCTTAGCGATCGTACTGACACTATACAGCTGCCGATTAGGTATACCCCTGACTTTGTTGCAAAGGATGAGAGCTGGGTCATTGAGACGAAAGGTTATGTCCATTCCCATCATGACTTCCCAATGAGGTGGAAGCTTTTCCTGAAACATCTTGTTGATAATAACAAGACGTGTGCTGTATATATTGCAAAGAATAAGTCGCAAATTGATAGCGTCATTGCAGATATAAAACGTATTCGAGATGAAGGAACTGAGTGAGCTGTTTCAAGGTGCATGTCAAAGGATGCATACTGCCACTACAAACCTGTATGAGGTCTTGCATGGGGATGACGGCTTGCCGATTACAGATAGGGAGTTAGTTGCGAGTAAGCTAACTGAGTGGAGGCAGTGGGTGAACATTGAAGTGGACTTGATTAGACAGTCCGTGAGAGAACACGAAGAGTATTTTGGACAAAAGCCTAAGTAGGATCCGCAGTTGGCAGCGTGGCAACAACGCAGCTAAGAGGTACGAACGTGCCAACCCTGATGTACGCAAGTCATCACGGGGTGAGGATATATTTATGCATGTCGATTACTGGCACGACGACGAAGGTGTGGATGTAAAAGGCAACAACCTTCCCGATGAAATCTGGGTGGAGTTTAAGAACGTCAATGGTAATAAGGGGTGGCTCTTTGGTGAGGCTACCACTATTGCATTTGACATGCCCGAACTAGCAGGCTTTGTAGTCGTCGATCGTAAAGACCTGGCTGACTACTGCAAAGAGAACGTAGACTTCTCTGCCACTGTTCCGCGCAAAGACGCATACAAGAAGGTGTATCGCCGTCATGGCAGGCAAGACATGATAACTAAGCTGTGCTTAGAGGACCTTCAAACCCTTGATAGTTACCGAGTCATGGGGTACTGTCAGACTTACACACATCCAGCAGAATATTACATTTGTAGTATTAGCAACGAGGACATACTTTAGTGTCGAGATCCAGCACACCCCTTGCCTGATCGGGGCATGGTTTACAAAGATCAGGCGGTGTTAGTGGGAGGGAGTAGGCAAGGTCAAAGCCGCTCCCTCTTTACACATTATACAAAAGTAGATGCGTACATTGATCTCATGCGGACAAGCGCATGAGTTTGGTTTACATTGCGAAGAAGAGGGGGGCAACGGCCTCCCTTTTCATTGGCAGTCTTTTTGCCTGAGCTCGTCCACGAGCACCTCTAGGTGTGCAATGCGCTTCTCAACGTGCATCAGCCTTAAGTTCTGCTCCGCATCATCAGGTAGGCTGCCCATCTCTCCTCGTGGCCACTTCACCCTGAATTCAGAGTTCAGCTCTATCTCCTGGTTGTGACGCAGCGTTTCAAGCTCCAGGTTATTGAGCGAAGAAATAATGGTAAAGTACAAGGTGACCGCAGCACCTACGCCCAAGACGATTTGAATCAACCACTTGATGTTGATCCCCATGCTGGTGTTGTCGTCAAGATTCATTGTGTTAAGAGAATGTTATGTACCTTTGTAAGATGATTGAATTTATAATTTTTGTGTTTGGCCTGGCGGTCATGGTCAACGCCTGACTTTTTCTACTGTTCGCCCCGCGAAGTATGCTCCGAATACTGTGAGCATAAGAATCTCTAAGAGGTTGATGTAGTTTTCTGGTGGCATAAACGAGGGGTCAACGCCATCCCATACGGTGAGGATCATATAGAAGAGGCAGAGGGCAATCAGCATCACTGGTCGGATGAGCTTCGCCAGTGTTACATCTGACTGGGCATCCGCTTTCCACCGATCCGTTACATTCTGCTGGGCCTCCATCTCCGAATCCAGTACTGCCTTGAAGCTCTCGCTGTCCAGGGTAGGGTCCTTGTCCACCAAATTCTTGATGACACCTAAGACACCTCGATCGGGCAAGACATCGCCCACTACATCGAGAACAGAGGGCGCCTTGTCTTTCAGCCACTCCCCCACCTTCGTGTCCTTTAGCTTCTTGTTCATCAGGGATCAGGCTTAAGGTATTGATCTGCATAACGAAGAAAGAGAATCATGAGTGTCTCAGTCCTAGAATCATGGGCAGCCAGTTCTTGATTGAGCTTGTAGTATTCATTGCGGGTACTGTCTGGAGAATTCCAGGTGTAGTCAAGCTCATTGATCTTACGTTTGATGGCAGCACGTTGTGTACCCATACCTACACGGTTCATACCACTGAGGTCACGTTTCAGTGACAGTTCGCCTCCCCCCATCACCTGATTCAGCTGCTGCTGTACCAAGCCTGCCATGAGGTACGCTTCGTTACGATCGAACACGGAAGCGTCATCACCGAATACACGTCCGTCAACGGCATCCCTCTCAGGTTCCGTCATGTTCTCGTACTTATCCCAGTCTAGAAAGTCTGTAAGTTGATCCCGCTGCGGAGCCAGGCGCTCTAGTGTTTCGTAGTAACGCTGTGCAATCTGATTGTTTGGGGCCTCCTCGTAGTAATACCTAACAACAGGTGTGTTGTTGGCACTCAACAAACGACTAGGTGTTTCTACGATCTGGCGAATCATGTCTGCACCCTGTCGAACCTCTTGCTCTTGATTGACATAAAAACTTTTATCGTTGGCAGGGATATCACTCTCCTTCACATACTCACCAGTATGGATGTGTTGATAGAACTCCTCAGCACCTACCTGCTTATTGACTGAATCCAGCTCAGCTTGCAAGGCCCCTTGCCCACTAGCAATGGTTTGTTTTGTGGAGTACCAGTTCCCTACACTGTTGAATGTCATATAGACTCCCCCCATGTACGATTGAATAGGATACCACAAGTAGTCAGGATTAATATCGACGCCTCCAGATCGATAGTCATCGCCACCCGTGTTCAGGTTCATCATCTGAAAAAACTCCTTCACAGGCTTAGGGGCCATGCGACTGCGCTCTGCGTTCGACATTTTACTGAGATACTCTGGCTCGATAGGCATACCATTGTACATCTCGTTAGTCATCACGTCAACGACAGGTTGTAAGGCACTGGGTAGCACAACATCTGCCATCTCTTTGGCAAAATTTGCACTAGGCTCTCGTGCTGCATCCTCTACATAAGAGTGATCCGTAATCATCCAGGGGCTAAAGTTGTGCTTAAGCCCTGTGACTATGTCTCCACCTGCCTCCATCATACTCTGCCTTCCGTTCATCGTCTCTACTAATTCACGGCCCATGTCAGTGAAGAAACCTACGGCATACGGCTTAGGTAACTTAAGCATATCACCATCAGTTCCAGGTAGCATAATAACGAAGTTGCGCTGAAGGGTGCTATGATCAAGCTGATCGTAGTAAGGGATGCCCGTCTCATCGACATCTCCAAAGAGCATGTTCCACTCTGTTAGGAATGCTCCAAACGCAACCCCTGCCGCTGTCATTTTCTGCATGATCTGCCTGCGGTTTTTGATTGGCTGACCATCCATATCTAGCTCAGGTTTCTTGGATGTAACCATACGGGAAAAGTTGTCTAGTCCCTCTGCACTAGGGTTAAAGAACCAGTACCACTGACCAAGTTGATCAGTCATGCTCCCCTTACGATTAAAGTCTACAGAGAAGTCACGACCAAATGCTGTAGCGTACTCCCTGCTCACCCCTTGATCTCGCAATGCCATATAGCTGGCAAACCTCACGCCATTCTCTGCCGTATTGTTCATGGCCTCAATCATCTTGAAGAAGTTGACCCGATCAAAAGCGCTACGGGCTTTATCGTACCTCTTGGCAGGGTCAGTTTCCCTCTCTATCTGCTGCTGGATTTTAAGCATATCATCGAGGTGACCATAACCTGTGACAAGGCCGTCTTGCTTTGCCTCATTCCAATACTTGTGATGCTTGCGCGATAGGTTTGGATCCTTTACACCTCTTAATAAACCAGTGGTATTGAACTCATCTCTACCTACAGCGTACATAGCCATAGGAATCTTCTTTGTGACTTCTGCTAAGACCGTCGAGCTCTTAAGCTGGTTGCCCTTGGCGTCAGTTAATCCCCATCCAAACTCTTTTTGCGTGTTTACGTATGCGTTGTGATAGCCGAATACGATGTCCCTAACTGGAGCGTAGGTTACAAACAAAGGATTGTACGAGGTAAATGTCTTCCTGAACTTAGAAGTAAACTGAAAGAATGACTTCCCCATTCCTAGAAGGGCTTTCGTTTCGCGTGGACTAGCATTGGTTATCGCATCGACAAACCTATGACCACGGATAGTGACCATGTCCTCATCGCGTGCCCTTTCCACCCGATCAAACATCGGTTGGTTGCCTCTTCTCCTAGATCTGGCATCCCTATACATCTGATAGCGATCACGGTTTGTCTTGGATACCTCCTTATCTAAGAACATAATGTAATGCTCCTGGCCATCTTTGAAACTAAGCAGCACATTAGGGGCGAGGTTACCCTTAACGTCGCGGAGCGGGCCGACAGGGTCATCCTTAGAGCCATACTGAATGTGCTTCTCGTAGCTTTCTTTGGTGAACGTGCGATATGAAGAGTCAGGATACTCGTTAAAGAAATCCCAGTAGCTCTGCATGACTTTGTTCTTAGCAGCCAAGATGTAGTTACGTTCGTGCTGTTGCACCATGCGCCCGATTACGTCAGTGATCTGCCCCTCCCTACCCATGGACTCTCGGTAAGGATACCTTTCTGCAAACTCCTTAGGTACATTGGGGTAGGCTCCAGTGCTTACGGGTACACCATCGGCATCAATCTCTGATCCATAGAGTTGGATGTAGTTTTTAAATCGGGCTTTGCCGTCAACATATGCTTGCTGACTGAGAAAGCCACTCTCATACATGATGTCCCAATTGCTATCAAAGTCCTTTCGCAAAACTTTGTTGAGCTTCTCGAAAGAAGTAAGTAGCTCATCAGGCAGTGCCTTAATAAACTGTCCTGCTGCTTCATCAGTAAAGCCACTACCTGACCGACTGTTGATACGATCCAGTTCATCTTGCTCATCCTGCCGCAATTGCTTCTTCGACATCAAAGTCTGACGCCTCTTCTGTGTCTCTGCCTTATTGTAGATGAAGTCATTGCGCTCTGAAGCATGGACAGCTTGAAGCAAATAGCTGAGAAATCCGTCTGTCGTTCTAGGGAAATCCTTAGGCAGAAGGTCAAACTCAGCTTCCGTAAGGCCCTTGCCCCATGCTAAAATCTGATCATACATCCCGCCCTTGCCAACACGGGCGTCTTGATACCTCTTCAAGTAGTCCTCTGTCTGTGTGCCTAGGAGTTTATACAAGACCTCTGGGTCCATGCCTTTGTTCAACGGAGGACGTAAGCCACGCTTAGCCTCAGGTTCCTGACTCCACCTATCTAGTACCAACCTATCTAAAGAAGCTGAGCTACTCTTAGCTTCCTCATACCACCGAGCATATGGTCGCGTGGTGAGAGGGTACAGCGGCACAAGCTTTTGATCATTCTCACGAGGTACAAAGTAGAGAGATCCATCCCGCTCAGGGATACCATCTTGCAATGGCTTGAGAGGAACTTCGTTCTCTCCCCTCTCATAAAACATCTCTAGCTTATTACGCTGGACAGTGAGCTCTTCAAACTTCACCTTTAGAACTTCCGATTCATCTTCTGTAGAAACGCGCAGCTTCCTGAGTAGATCGGTCTGCTCTAGGCTAATCACTCGAAGGGCTTCAATATCCTCAGGGTTCATGTTTGCATAGAACTCTTCATCCTGCAATAGCCTGCTGGTGCTAGGCGTGTTGTACAGATCCCTCAACTGCTGCTCCATCCTCTGCTTGTAAGCAGTGCTGACATCCTCACGTAGCAACTCTTTACGAAGAATCATCTCGGTCTGATGGAACTTCAGGTTGCGACCACCCCGCCCATACGAGTCTCTAGACAGTGCAATGCCAGTCATCACACCTGCAGAACTCATGCCACCAGCCAAGACTCCGCCTCTTACAGCAGCTTCCACGCCAACCTCCCTAAGCTCAGCCCATGTAGCTGTCCTACCTGCAAGCTCTTGCTCATCGGCATATTGCTGCATGGCTACGACCCCACTAATAGTCGCACCTTGAGGCACACTTATACCTGAAGCGATCAGGTGGTGCTTCCACCACTGCATCCCTGCCCCTGTGACATTGTTTGGCGCAATGCTACGCAAGCCACGAACAAAAGCCAGGCTGGTTACACCATCAACCACGAAGTTGGTTAGAAAAACCTTGCTTAAGAAACCGTTCTTGGCATTAGGGTTAGTCTCCTTCGCCCACTCTACTTTTGAATTAGGGTTTTCCTGCTCGAACTGCATATAGCCCTCGTAGTCAAGGACCTCTTCTGTTTGAGGGTTGGTGTATGTCTGGAAGAACGGGCTGTCTACATACCGAGCAGCGGTTGTTGCCGTATGTAAAGTCGCCCCCTCTAAAGCAGTGAGTGCTACAATCCAGGTCGGCCCAATACCTGTCATACTAAGAGCCACACCAGATGGAACGAGAAGGCTCATAGTGGGGGCCGCCTCTAGGAATCCCCCCATTGCCTGCTCTGCTTTCTGTTGAAACTCAGCTTCAGTAATCCCCTGCTCGTACTGTCGCGTGGTCCCCCTGGTTTCTTCGGCACGCTTAGCATAGTCCTTTGCAAGTTGGGGTTCATTCGAAAGCATAGCCCATGCAGAAAGCAGATCCATTTCCCCCGCTTCCAGCATATCGGCTACGTATCCCGTCCACTTAGGTACAGGAAACTGGAACCCGCCCGTACCATTACGTCCATCACCACCATACATCTGCCAGCCTTCCCAACGAGCAAAGGGTACATTGCCTACAATGCCATCCTTATCCATGTCAAGCATAGTACCATACTCTTCCAGGAAGTACTGCTCAAGACCCTCGATGTACGCGTCATCTGTTTGATACTCCGTAGGCAGCATCTTCAGGTACTGTTCGGCTAGGGAATCATACAAGGTCTTCTCCATATACTGAGAAACCTCGTACTTCAGGTCAGCCCTAGACTTCATCTGCTTATTGGGGAACATCATAGATTCGACAGGAATCTCAGGCGCCCCGTCAACAGGGCGTCCTTCATTGTCCCGCCAGTACAGCATACCCTTGTAATTCTTAGCGTTGTTCTCAGCACTGCCTTCGTGGAACATACTGATGTTCATCTGCTGCAGGATATCAGGGCTTTGCATAGCCAAGTCCCCGATGGCACTGAACCCTTCAAACGCAGGGGTGTTTCCAAAGACAACCTGCTGCATGATGTCATTAACCTGTTGGCCCTGCTCTTCATTCCAATTGAAAAGCTTTTGGCTGCGCGAAATCACATCGACCCCAGCTATCTCCGCTAGACTATAAAAAGCCTCTGGACTTTTCAGAGCCTGCTCGTAGGCATTGACGTCTTGAACTGATTCCGCAATGACATCAGCCTGATTAAATTTGCGCGAATCAAACGGGGAGTCTACTAAAATCTGATGAGCTGACTGAGCAGCATCTCTCCTTCGAGCCTCGTAGTTCGGACCTTCGTAATTAAGACCAGGTACATCCTGCTCGATAGACCCTGGATCCAATGTGGAAGGAGAGTCCAAAGAAGTTGCCGCTTCTACCGAAGGAGGCGGAGAAAGTTGTGGGGTTCCCCCAAGTGCGGTCTCGTCTTTTTTTTTTAAAGGATCGGATACACCGTAATCAATCTGCCCCTGGTACTGTGGGTATTGCTCCTCAATAGATCGAGCCACCTCCTCATCACTCATGTTGTCATAAGTACCAGGACTTTTCTGCCTGATTTGAGCAGCAAAATCCTGGACTGTGAAGATTGTCGATGGTCCTGTGACCCCTGTTGGTTCTGTAATCATCCTTTAATTTCTACTTCCAGTTCCTGGTCGGCCTTGATTTGATGATCGCACACCCAGTGGGTTAGGGTCTACCAAACCTAGCAACTGTACCAAAGAGCTTGGTGGGTTGGCGTTTAACAATGCCTGCTGAACGTTAGACAAAATTGCTGATTCGCTTGGTGTACGTTTAGTCTGATCCATAGAGATTGCAACAGGTGTTACGTGACCTACAGGCTGGACCATCAAGATGTCATTGCGATCATCAATCTTTCCTATTCCTGACACCTCAATGTTGGCATACGGATTACCCCTCACCATCTGATCAATCAATGAAACTAGAGTGTTGTCGGTTGGTGTGTTTGCTCCTTTGCTAAAGTTTCCAGTTAGCGGATTAAACTTGACAAACTTTTTTTCGAGCCAAAACGCAGCACCTCTAGCAAAATCAGGCTTTAAGAAGTCACCCTTTATTGTTTGGATTCCTTGGCTGCCTAAAGATTGAATACCCAGCATTTGAAGTTGACCAATGGGCTTCTGTTTTTGAGGATCATTGTTTGCCGAAAAATTCAACACCTCTGTGTTGCTCCAGTACTGACTAGCCAGTACATCAGTCAGCTCAGAAGGCATGGCCGCTTCGTCGTAAAGAGTTTCCAAGGGCCTACCTGATCCACTACCCTTTGGTAGGAAATATTTCACCATGGGCTCGAAGACATCATTCCATTCTTTCTTGAGCTCCTGCTTAATGGTGGTGGAGAGCGTTGGATAGTCCTCTTGTGCCTTGGCATCCAGGTCAAACATCTCAACCAGTACCTCTGGTGGCATCTGTGCTGCAATTTGATTGTACCTATCACTGTCAGGGTTGCGCATGTCCATCATAATGCGCTCAGCTGCAGCCATCCTCCACTCGTATGATTCAGACTCACGATTGCTTGTCGCAAAATCCATAGGGTCCTGCCAGTGCCGACTTAAGTTAGCAGTGATGGCGCTCCAGTCGTATTCATTTCTACGGCCAGAGTAGCTACCTGCAATATCTTGAGCGATCTCTTCGTACTGACGGGGGGCAACACGCATGGTGCTAGGAGAAAACCAACTCTCATCATTGAAGTGCTTCCCCATGCGCCCATCAATCTCTGTTGCACTTACTGGTTGCCCTGTTGTAGGGTCAACGTCGAAGCCCATGACACTGAACGAACCGTCACGGTTGTATACGTTGTGCGCACCTTGCAACAACCCTTTTGTCTGGTAGTTCCATTTCTCCTGAAACTCCTGCATGCTGGCGTTCAACCTACGGTCAGCAGGAAGTGATGCCTGCATGGTGCTATACGACTCAGTATTGGGATCGATATACCCAGGGTATTCCTGGGCCTTGTTAATCATGTCTTGATTTACTTTGTACTTGTCTACAGAACTGACAAAGCTTTCATACTTCATCTTCATCATCCCTGGAGCAAGGCTAGGATCCATGGCTAAGATCTGAGGCACCTCTTCACTCTTGAAACGTTCCCATGCTTCAGTGACGTAAGGCTTATAGAACGGGTGGATGTCTTGCTCAATACCCCCCAACTGAGCCAAAGCCTTAGATCGCGCATCATTCGCTGCCTTCAACGCATCGGCCTGTTGCTTTCGCCCAGCTGCATACGCCTTATTACGAGCAATGTATGCCTGGGGGATCATCTCCATCCCCTTAGTCAGGTCAGGTATAGCAATCTTTCCTGTATACTTCATGCCTCTTGGAATTGCGGTAAGGAGAAGAGCATGCTCATATAGTTCAGCAGCCCCTCGGCGTCCCGTCCTTCCACAAAGTCTTCGATCTTATCTGTCTGCTCTGGGTTAAACACGATCTCCCCTCCAGTCAACTCACCTTCCTTCTGTCCGTTCTCCTCGTCGATGATTGCCTTCTTGTTAGTCTCGTGGCTGAACTCCCCTTCAGTCACACCACCACCCTCGGCGATGTAGCCACCCTTCTCATTACGGTAAAACTGGCCTATGCCTAATCCAGATTGATTAGGGAAGTCATCGACGTCCATACCGACTGGATTGATCTGCATGCCGAATGGCAAGGGGGGTAGGTCAAGCTCAACGTTGAGTGAATCTAAACCGACACCTGTACTATAATTGTTGAGCCCGCCTGCACCCTGAGAAAAAGCACTGTTGTTTATCCCAAAAGGAGTCCCTGAATTATACAGAGCATCATGCTGCGCCTCTGTTCCATCAAAAACCTCTTGAGACCTCCCCATAATTCTTTCAAAAGGGGTATCACCCTCATTGAGGTAGTTGATCTCAGTACCATCAGCACCTCCGCCACCGCCCTGACGCTGGGCTCTTGCCAAGGCCCGCTGATTAGGCGTACCTGAAGCAGCAATCAGTGAGCTGCTTAGGGTGGTGCCTGCTGCTGCAAACTGTTCCGCCGCCGCTGCCTTACTACCGAAGTAAGCGTCCATGCCCGTGTTGATGCGGGCTAGGTCACGCTCCCTGGTGTCAGCGATGTTAAACTCCATGCCGCGCTTAGTGTCTTCAAGACCTTCAGCCCGCTTAGTAAGCCCCGCTTCACCTTGAAGTTTCATGAGCGCACCCTCTAACCGAGCGTCACGCTTACCCTTCATTACGTCTTTGACCTTTCCAATAGCAGCCATCTCCTCACGGGAGTCGCCGATGCCCGCCATCATCTGTGAGGCGATCTCATCTGCGTCTGCTACACCAGCTTTGGATAGCTCCTCGGCAATCTGATAGTGGGTGTCCCGTAGCTTATAGCTCTGCTGCGAAAGTCCTACGTCGTCAGCAATCTTAGACAGGCGGTTGATGGACAGATCATAATCTGCCTCCCCGCCCGCTGCCAAGGCTTCACCTTCTTCCCCTAGCTTTTGATTCTCCTTGTACCCTAAGTACTGACCTGCTGCAAATGGTATTAACTGCCACATTATTATTACAAAAGTAAATGATTATTGTCTACGACGCCTTTGGTTCCCTGACGTTCTACGCCTTGATCTTTGTGGCGTTACAGCCGTTTCGCGATGATCATAGTCTGTTGCTTCATACTCTAGGTTTAAAGCATACAACTCATAGTCAGCCGCACCCAGCGTAAGAACTGCATTAACAGTATGTCCGCGTGCCTGCTCTCCATTAATATTGCCTGGAGTCACGGAGTATAGGTAGACATTACCTGTTTGAGGTAGGACAATCTCACCGCCAGATAAGTATATAACATTGGTGCCTATACTTTCCTGGTCAACTAAAGGAGCTAAACTCAAAGCTTCTGGGATACCATCGTAAGTCTGGATCCCAATCGGAGCCGCAACATTAAACTGAAAGTATGTCGTGTTCGTCGTGCCATCAGGGTTGTCCTGAATATTGGCCAAGAAATACTTTGTATCCCCATCTTGATCGAAGTTGTATGCCACGCCCCGTTCCGTAAGTATAGATGCGGCTGGGTTGACTGTCTGATTAGCAACGGTACTATCGTTTACAGTTAAGACTGAAATGCCTTCTACATTATTCGTTGACTCTAATGAAAGAGATTTATAGATCTTGTTTCTACTAGGCTTGTCATTGAATGACACTGCAATAGAACTACCACCAGCTGCGCCATAAAAGTTCGTTCGTCCAGCGCCCTCTGCGTTGTGCTCCCAGATCGGCTGTCGCTCAAACACTTGATTGAAGCTAAAAAACAGGCGGTCAATGAAGGCATAACAGTAGCTGTAAAAGCTATACCGAGTCTTCCAGAACCCCCCCTTATGGCTAAATGCTATTGTCCTAGGCATTATAGTTATTAATTGCGTCCACGATGGCCTGATTAATGCTCGCTGCACTTAAATTAGTACCGTTTCCACTACGTCTTCCAAAAAAGTTAGATCCTGCAATAGCATTTTGTGGATTAGTAATGCTCCATTCTGCGTTCTCTTCAATGCCTACTTCCGTTTCAAGCGCCACTTGATTTATAGTTGGGTTTGCATTTCCCCCATCAACTAACCTTCTATACGCCAAGGTGATGTAAAACCACTTTGGTGGTGAAGGTATTCCTCCATAGATTAGGTCTAAGATGAAGGAAAAAGGCGCAAATTCGATGAGGCCTAGATATACGAGGGCATCATTGTTTATTGGCATACTCTGATTGTCCAGAAGTAAACTATTAGGTGAGATTGGGGCTATAGCAATGTTATCTGCCTCTAACTTTGTTATCATTACCGTAGGATCGTCGGGCGACGGCACCATTGTATAGGCGTAGTCCTCTGTCTCTGGATTCCAAAACAAATAGCCACCTTTAATCCACTGAAAAAATTTAGTGCGAATAACAAATTTTGTATTCCAGTCTTTTGCACCGCCATTAGCATTTGGTCCCCACCTATTTTCAAAGGTCAAGCCAGCTGCATTGGCGGTGGCCAGCCAAGCATCAAAAGGATCGCTGCTCACGGTAGCCGAGTCGAGCCAAGATTGATACGCCGATATCATATTAAGAGACGGCAGGAGAGGAGCAGCTGGAAACTGGCTGTTATATAAGCCTAGGCCCGAAGTGTCGGGGTCATTATAACGGGAGAATGAAGCGAGCAAGTCAGCAGTGGTATATCCTGCGCTGCCAGTAATATTATAAGGATCAACAAATGCGGTGTAGTTCGACAGTATTGTAGCAGTCGGATTTGAGGAGTTAGAAACTAGATTGCCTAACGACTGTAAAGATAGATTGGGTTTGTCCGAGGATAAACTATTGCCGTCTAATTCGTCGGGGCTCGTTGCAGTAACGTCAGCACCCGCTAGGTTACCTAAGACCTCAAACGCGAGCCTTGCTACTGCATCAGGCTCTAGTTCTATAGCTCCAGGATTACTAAGACCGAGGTTGTCCACGATGAACTGAATACTCTCAAGACTAAAGTCACGCTGTACATCGTTAAAACCTAAGACCCCATCACCAGCAATCGTAGATATAGTTGTAGACTCAAGCTGACCAGAAGTGACATTAGGTATAAACGAAGCTGCACCTGGAGCGAAGCTACTAGGAGCGTCACTTAAAGCCTGGACTTGATCAGCCAGTACATCAACCTGACCCCGTAGCGTTGAAGCTGTGTCAATTAACCTTGCAACAGCGGAACTAATGTCGATGGAGTTTAGGTTCAGCAGTGGCGTAATGCTATCACCGACATTATTGACTAGGCTCTTAAGCTGCGATAGACTGTTAATCTCTGGCCCACTCAAGGGGTAATCGCTTAGCTGAAAGCTGGTCAGTCCTGTAACAATTGTTGAGGGTTTATACTTAGAGACATACTGGATACTGATGGATGGACCAGCCATCATCACAGTACTCATATAATCCTGCAGCTCTTGGTTTGCAAGAACTGTCGCGTTCAACAGCACAGCAATATTAGGCTCGGTACTTAGTCCCGCTAAAGACAACTGATCTGACACATCTATAACTGTATCTCCGATATCCGTAATGAGTTGTACAATCTGATCCTCTGGACCTGTTTTTAAGCCTACAATTATGTCAAGTATGGTGTCGGCTAAAGCAAGGCTCCTAATTTGAAGGGCCTGCCTCAAAGTCACACCAGGTAAGTTAGGGTTGTTAGACTGAATCAAATTATTATCGAGGTAATCCTCGTAATTTGCAATATCCGTCAGGCCTACACTTATGTCCGCAAGACCATTTGCGGGATCAATATTGGTATTGACTTCAGTGATCAGGCCAGAGCTTGCTTTAAAATTACCTAAGTAAGCGCCTTCCCCATTGGTCAGGGTGAAGTCCCCTAAGGTCCCTGCAGCTCCATCAGTGAAGACCCCCTTTGTACTTATGGTAACCCCCGTGGTGGGATCACCTGAAGCGTCATCCCAAGATGTAGGTTCATATGGAGGGTTATACCCAGTTGGGCTATTACCATTGAAGTAATCTAGAATACGATCTTTATTGAAGTCTGCAACGCTGACTGTTCCAGGAGGATTCGTCGGGGGGTAGGGGTCCGCATCCGTTGGGACCACACCGTCTGGTGCTGTGCCACCTGTGTCAACCACCTCATCCACTAATTCTTCTATCGGCCCACCGTAAGTGTCATCCCATTCAGTAATGCCGTCGCCATCTTCACCAGGAGAAAATCCGCCGCTGTTTCCACCGCCCTGATCTCCGAGTAGAGCTAGGTCTGGCTGTGTGTATGTTGAATAAGCGTTCGATGCGATCACATTGGTAGTCATTACCGTTATGATGTACTCATCATTGAGTGGGTCGTAACCACTAACAACGCGCACTAAATCACCATAACCGTACTCCTCAAAAGTATCGACGAAGTATGCGTTCATACCTGCATCAGAGATGACCTCGACACCCTTTTTAGGATTGTACCGATAGACCTGCTTCTTTGTTTTGTGAGCAAAGTATACACTGTCGTCAACCTTAATGACACTCTCTCTATTGTTGTCCGCACCTGCGCTGCTGGGCATCATCTGTTGATTGCCAACAACTTTACTGGTAGCGATCAGGCTTTCTGCTCCAAGGACATCACTAATAATCTGCCTGTTTACAGGGAGCATGCTCACCTTGTCCTCTTGCACCACGAACAAAGAGTCGTTGTAGTTTAAGAGTGCATTGATGTTTCCAAACTCGTTGGGCAGATCTTTAAATGGAGCGAGATAAGGATTGAATACCGTAAACCTCAAGCGCCGCACACTGTAGTTGTTCTCGTCACTAAATATGACACTTGAAAATCGGCGGACTTGAGCAGCGTCAGGCTTGTACCTTTTTACTTTACCTAATCCATTAACGTCACACCCTGGAAAGGTGTCGTTGAAGGTGTCGGTTTCAAGATAAACACTACGGAATCGTGGCTGTGTAGAGAAGGGATTGTCATTTCCCAAAGCATCCACATCAGGTTGAATGATGTTTATGAAACTACTGTCTTGGTAGTCATTGATGTTAACAGGAACAGCCCTCCACCACACATCACCATTAGCAAACAGTAGCGTTGGGGTCTGGTAGTATACACCCGTATTATTCCGAGCTACATTGTATACCTGTGATGTCTCCCTATACACAATTTCATCACCCTCAGCCAAACGGTTTGGGGTCACAATCTCTACTATGCACCGACCCCGCCAAAAGTTATCTCCTTGAGGGTTGTTGTTGTCGAGAAGGACTGACTCAAAGCTGAAGCCACCAGATTGTTGATTGTTCTTGAGTATTAAGAACTGACCTGTCAAGTGAACCGCATCTACATTATCAGCCTCCATAAGGGGATTCGTATCCGAATCCGAGGTTAAGGTTACTTGCCCTGCAATCTCAAAAATAAGATTCGAAGGGTAGATCTGAGTAGTGTCGTCCGTAAAGTAGCTTATGACTCTTAGGTAATCACCTGGAGAATAAACGTAAAGATCGCTAGTGCCATCAGGATGCACCGCACCAAAGGCCTCAGCGTATGAGACAGAAGGATTGAACTGGAGGTAGTTCAAAGAGACGTAGATATTGTTTAACGCCTCCTCCTCAGAGTCAATGGCATGATATCCACCACCAACGCTGTACTGAATAAAGTCTTGAACTGTACTGCTACCCGCATAAACTAGCTGGTAATAGAACGCCCAATCTGGAGGATCACTAAGCAATGCTATCTCCATACCAACACGCCCCTGACGGCCAGTACCACCTCTCTCTGCTGGAGAATACCCTGGTACAAAAACAGTGGGGAGTGGACGAACGTTTCCTGGTCGGCCTCTTTGATCGTAATGGATGATACCTAAGGCGTGAGTAGCATTGGTCTTAAATGTGCGGAATGCACCGCTGAAATCAGTCTCTCCTAAGAATATATCAGTTGCGATTTCTGCCCTAGGTCCTGCAGTAGAAGTGGTTTGAGTGAATTCGTATAGGTCTGTAGGGTCCCCTGCTCCGTCATCTGCTGCACCGACGCCTCCAGAATTAATGAGTTGCCCCCCAATCCTTTCAAGCGAACTAGCAAAATTAAAACCTTCAGGCAGCAGGTCACCTTCCGCCGCACCCTCAAGGTTTTGATTAAACGATGTCGCCCAGGCAGCAACACCAAATAAGATTGCCATAGATCCATAAGGTCCTATCTCAGGGTCACTATCTGTGAAAATGTGATCGGAGCCTGAACCTGCTTCTGGTGTGTTATAATCCACGTATTCTCCTCGGTAGATAGCGGCATGGATTTCTCCGTCACATAGCGAAGTAGCCGCTATAAAAAGCGTGGGGCTATTTAGGACTATTTCATCTGGCTCGATATCCTGACTTTGCAGATACTCGATTCTCCGAGTCTCATTGTTAACGAAGAGGTCTTCACCAGGAACTGGACCCGTGAGGGCCCCCTCTGTACTATACAGCCACCCTAGAAGTCGCGACCGTCTAGTCAGTGAAAGCAAATCATTATCGGGTCCGCCCGCTATATTCGCTAAGAAGGCAGTCTGATCCCGTGGGTCAGCAAGGGAAAAACCAAACAGATTGTTTTCAGACAAGTAGCTGGGGGAGAAGACACGCCAACCTTCAAACCTCAAGCGCTGATCCAAAGGTCCTACACCGCCAGCTAGGGTGCCAGCAGAATTGAGGACAGGTAGGCACGTTCGTACATCGCAATCACTTAAAGAACCAATCTCTAAGTGCATTACAAGCGTACCGTTAGGGTCAGATTGTATCGGGGTTTGCCTAAGCCTAAAGCTAATAGAAGCAGAGTTTACAATAGAGTACCCTAGTGGAGCATTTGAACCCCATACGCCTGACGAGCTACCATACGTAGTGTTTGCATTTATAGCGGCTACTGGAAAGATGAGCTTAGATACGTCTAGGTGACTACTGTTTTTAGTAGGAAGAATAGCGTACTCTGGCGTGTCTGTATTAATGGCGTTGTATGTTGCCACGTAATTGTCGCCAGGTGCGTCAGGACCTGTGCCCAATGTCAATGCCCCAACACCTTCGATGCCTGTAACCGCAGTTCCAGCATCATTTAGATAATCTACGTAGAGGTCGTTATCAGTCGGGTCCTTAAGTCCTAAATCAAAACCATATGATGGATTGACCTGTGAGTTGGATACCGTCCAGTTGGCTGGAGTCGTCGCAGCAGGCCCGCCACTTAACCCAAAATTTAAGATCTGACTGATCTGTACTAGTGTGTTCGTAATAGCCTCAGTCGCCGTAGCAGTAAAAGAAAAAGTTAGTTGCTCTGCCGACCCTTGCGGACCACGGAAACGAAGGGGAGACAAACCATGCATGCCAACTTTAGCTGGTGAGTTATTTTGGTTGCCAAATAGACCTTCACCCTCTGCTGTAGTCCTCCACCGTAAATTGGGTGATCCAACACCAGTACCAATACCGCCGACAGGGAGTGCCCCGTAGTCAGCATTTGTACTAGCATAAAGACTACCAGGCTGTTGACCGTTGCTAAAGGCATTATTGTTAGCAAAGTCAAGGGTTTGAGCATTCGATGCGATTGAGTCTACACCTATAGTTTGACTAGCGTGGTAATTATCTTCTGCTTGATACGCCTCAATAGCCCCTCCAAAAGCCACACGAATTTGAGCGGTTATTGTCGTTCCTGCGGGCAAGGACTCAGGCAATTGAGACAGGTCCATCACAAATCCCGTGGATCTGTTTGAGAAGTTAGAGGGGTCACCTTCTAATGTAGTAGCATCCTCATCGATAGGTACCACTGCTGCCCGTACAGGGATGTTGATGTTAATGAACTCGTTAGGTCGGTCTTGGTATAGGAGCGTGATGTTAGCTTCTATAGGCTCCTCATCAAAACCCTCAACATAATTGCCATAGAACAACCTGTTTTCAACCACAGATACAGCCTCAGCAACTTGAGGGTGGGCATCGAAATCCCTGTTCTGTTCTTCGTTGGTCAGTCCTGTAAGAACCTCATCGTTATAGAAGTCGTATACAATAGGGTTGCCTCCAAAACCAGGCCATTCTACTTCGTCGATTTCATACCACGCTCCAATATTACCCTGCCTCACCAAGAGACGAACCCGATCTACTTCTTCGGAAAAGTTGGGCATCCCGTCAACTAGAGACGGTGCAACAAGCCGAATAAACATCGGGAGCTCCAACTGCGTAGCTGCAAAGCCTTGACGCAGATACTCCTCTGGTACAGCAATGTCAGAATAAGTTGATATAGCCGACTCTTCGCCAGTAAAGTAGATGCATTGAAAAGCAAACTGTAATCCAGGTATGCGACGGAAGTTGCTTTGAGCCCGCGTCGGGTCAGCCTCGAAAGTAAACTGGATGGGATGGATAGGGGCCTTAGTACAAGCCGTTATTAGGTCCACGTCATCTACACTGTTTTCTGTATAGTTAAACCCTGTAGGTCCATAACCATTTTCTACACAGCGCAGAACGTCTAGTCTCCGAGGCTCATTCTCGTTGTCCGTAAAGTATAGGATGGGACGGTACGTATCGTTAGGGCCTGTGATATGGACTACGTCACCGACAACTCTGGCGGTAGAGTTGAATTGAAACTCACTCGTTGTATATATCGGCCTCCAAGCTTGATCACCCCCAGCAAAAAATCCATAAGCATCGTAAGCATACACCCCCATTTCACTAGGGTTCTGGGAATAGATGAACATATAGATAACTCCCGATCTGGGGTCACTTATCCTACCCAGTACCCGTCGTTGATAGACTGGCTCAGGCGGAAACACTGCATCTAAGTCAAACGTTTTAATATTTCTTACCTCATTACCTTTCTGAGGCTTTATTACACCTGAATCACCACCCTCATTCGCTCCCGCCAACTGATCAAAGTCGTCTGTAACTACGACGTTGAGGGCGTCGTTCATCTCAGTTTTGTTTCGGATCCGATTGTCCTTTCCTGAATTAAGAAGTCTGGGAAATAACTTATCGATCATCAGTGCTTGGGGGACTGTCGGAAGTTCTGACGCACAGTCTTCAACGCCTCTTCTTTCGTAAAGTTGTTCATCCGTGCCTTAGACTTGCGTCGCTCATTGTAATACTCTTGCCGAGCCCGTGCCTTCTCTCCCTGAGGAATCGTTGACTTACGCTCACACAACTTGTAGTACATGTAACTACGAAGGGCTTCTTCAGCATAAACATGAATGACAGGGAATGTAGAACGCGCCTCATCTGCCACATACTCAAGGACTACCTCAGATGTACTGGAGTGAGTATCAAGTTCAATCCTATTCTGCTCCAGGTTCATGCGGTAATAACCGCGAAGGTGGCCCCCACCAGAACCATAGAGTCGGCCCAAGCCGCCCTGGTATAGGTAGTTCTGAAACACATAGAAGTCGTGATCGTTTTCACCACTGCTGGCACCCGCCGTATCTGTGCCATCAGCGTCGCGATTATCAATGAGATTGGCTTCAATAGGTAGAGTACCGCCTTCACTGTCCGTTTCACTAATTACATTGTCTACCGCAGGCTCGATGACTTGACTCATATTCAAGTGCTTGTTCTCACCTAGCACATACACCACACCTCCTGAAACCACGCCAAGCTTAATTAGATCTACAAAGTCATCAGGCAAGGTTACCGTATTTGTTGCAGCATCGATGGTCCTCTTCAGAGATCTCACTCGACTCGTCACGTCAAACCCAAACTCACGGATACCCCGTAGCGCGATGTTGCGGATTGCAGTATCGTTGACATTACTGATGTAATCATCAGTGTCCATTGTAATAATGAAATCATCAATCACCTGTCGGAGACTGACGTAGTTCATGGCATCCTGTGCGACGTTAGTTAATGGCATTACTCAGCTTGGGTTTCCATCATTCCATATTGCATCAGCACACTGTCTCTAAGGCGGACGCCAATAAGCTGACAAATCTCCATAACAACCTCATGAATGTAATGAGCAGGAAGGTCAAAGCCTCTGCTGCTGTTCAGGTTGGGGACAATAAATCCTGTCCCGTCATTGACTGTATTTGCCACGAATCTTGGTGAACTGTTTGGGACAAGATCGCCGAGGGCATAGTCCACTGAGGTGGACACTCCATTTACCAATGTGTTCAGCCTGACCGCTGCCTCAGCACGGGATTGTGGCTGCCTGTAATACCGAAGTACCACCCCTGTTACATCTGTAGGGAAGACCTGAAACACCTCGTTCATCTCCAAGGCCACAGGGAACTGCAGCGTCGGTGTAGAGAGGTTACTATTTAATACTCTATTAGCCTTCTCCGAATCATACAACAGTTCCACGCTGGTATTTGTATTCTCTACCTGCATAGATATTAGGTGACCAAAATCCGCTGGCCTGCGGAAAGTAAACGCCCCGTCAGGGTTAATCTCTACGGTAATCTCCTGGTCAGGATTGTCAGGATCTGCGACCGTGTCCTCATATGCATCAATGTCTACAGTGATAAGACGGTTGTTGATGTAGGTAGAGAGATCCTCCTCCACCATCTTGTATGCTGACTTGTCTCTACCACCATCCCGACCAGACTTACGCAGGGCTGTGGCCAGTTTCATTTCATTGAACATCTCGTTATAGATGTTCTGTTGCGCTACCTCTGCAAACGAAGAAAAGACGTTGGGGGATATAAATCCCTTTTGATCCTTATTCGCCATATCGCGAACAATATTGTACACCCTGACGATACTGACCATAGTATACAAATATAAAAAAGAAAAGGCCGCGCTAGGCGACCTTGTCTCTTGTATGTCAGATACTTAAGCCAGCTTACCTAGCTTGTCTTCAAGGGACCCTAATACCGCTGCTCCCTTCTCTGTCAGACAGAAGCGAGTCATCACATCGACTGGACTCATGCCTGCGGGTACACTGACAATAACCTGGTTACTATCAAACCACCGTACTGAGTCAGGCTTCATGGCAATAAACTGATAGTCAGCTGCCTGTTGCACGATAGATCGGGCGGTGACCATGGGGTCATCGAATGACTGAATGAAGTTGCCAGGATTTTTCTTGGCCACCTGAAGCAGGTTGTAACGGATGTCACTTGTGGATGCGTTGACGCTGACACCATGATAAATAGCAACAGCAAGGAGGTCCTCGATTTGCTTCTCCCTAACCATTTGGATAGCATCGTTCAGCAAGAACTCCTTCTCTAGCTCCTCCTTAGCCTCCTGTCTCTTATCGACCAGCCGAAACAATTTTCCGCCATTGAGATAATTGCCTGGGTGCAGCTCCAAGAACTTCTTGAGATTAGGCTTCTCCTTGGGTACAAAGATCCGACCATCCCGAAAGATTACTGCTTCTCGGCGTGCCTTGTCGCCCTGCTCATCTGTCCAGATGCTAGGCTCATTGGGGCAATAGCGGATCTCCCGTACAGTATCTTGCTCTGAATCGTATACCGTCACTCCTTTCTGAGGAAGCATAGTAACGATACCCCCACCACCAGTAATTTCGTATTCCGTGTTTCCCGTCGGCGCCTCTTTACGCTTTAAGACATTTTTCTTTTTAGTGGGGGTAGCTGTCGCTGCAACGGGCGGGGTTTCAGCTTTGCTCTCAGATTTGCGTGGACGACCTGGCGCCCTACGTGTAGTAGTTTCACTCATATTAATTAAATTTCAACAACAAATATACTACAAAGGATAATAGTTGTATCTATCGAAAAGCTCCTTGGCAATACGACTAGCCTCAGAGGCTCCAATGTCAGATTCAATCACACCAAATCGAGCTAACTCACCCTTCCAATCAGGCGAACTCCCTGATCCTCCAAGGCGATCAATCTTCAGGTCCCCATCAGTCCTGTGATCAGTTGAGGCGAGACCACCGACTTTTGCTGGGATAAAACCTACGGCCTCTCCCGTGTAATCATGTACGTAGATATTGAAATCTTTATCACGCCTAATTACCCATACATTACAGATCCGAGCCTTTAGAGTTGCTTTGTTAGCTGTAGTCAGGCTGTCTAGTTTGGGATCTTGAAGCTTAATTGCCTTGGTTCCGTAATCGTTGGTGTTCAAGTCTACCTGTGCTGGGCGCCCTACATTGCCATCAAAGGTGAAGTACATAGTGTTGTCAGCACGACCGTCACCAAATCCCTGAGTCCGCCCAGAAGCATCCCCATAGATAGGATACATCTGAATGATACCAGCCAGCCCGTAAACGACATACATTGTAAAGTCACCCTCTACAGTCAACTCGTTGGCGAAGTGCAGTGAGTCGCTGGCAGTAAGCGTTACAGCATTAGTAGCTAAGTCGTTATTCCTGGCCCTACTCTTAATGGGATTTCCAGTATCCGCATCTAAATCGTAGGTGTTTCCTCCCCGCCCCGCGTTAACCCATGCATTAGTAGCCCCTACGTTAGCTGCTATCGACATTGTTAAGTTCGTCTCATTGAAGTCTACGATAGGAGACAGTGTATGACTGGTGAATCGGATTCCTGCGAATTCGTTGGAGACCGTAGATGTCACATCTAAATCATCAGGGTTATTACTGACTAACTGTGTTGACATAACCACTGGCTGCTTGAAGACCTTAGCACTAATGGCCTGGGGTACTGTGAGCTGCGGCTGACGAAATGTAGATGTACCTGTGACCACGTCAAACACCATCGTGTTCTTAGTGGATTTATCGTTTGCTATAAAGTCTAGCACGTCGCGGATCATACTGAACTCCTCACCCTCGCTGCACCCTACGTCAATACTAGTTTTTCTCAGTGCCTCTCTTACACTACTAGTCTGCTGCTCATAGACTCCTGCATCATTAAATACAAATGTCACTCCTCCCGAAATACCTTTAATGTGAGATATATGTGAGGCTGGGATAGCGATTACCGACAGGTTCTCCCCTGTGTTTGAAACATCCTCACTAAAAATATTAGGCGTCTCTCTGCGGAATAAGAAGAACTTCATATTACAAATATACCGACAATAAAAAAGGCCCCACTAGGGGGCCCTTTTCTATCAGTTGGTGTTTGATCACGCAATCGTGAACCCAGTGTTCTCGAGGATTGCATATCCACTAGTACCCGCCACCAAGAGCAGAGTGTCGCCAGCGTCAGCAGTTGCAGCAGTTTTACTAGTCCCCGCTAAATTAGGGTAGGTGATAGTAAAAGTACTTCCACCGTCCGTGCCGTGCGTAATCAATAGAAGTTGACCGACGGTAACCTTCGGGTCTCCCTTCGCTCCAGTGCGCTCAATCTTAGCATTGTAAGCAGTAGGGGTGGGCAGGGAAGCTGCGTCAGCACCAGCGCTGGACGTGATAATAATCTCAAAAGCTCCGTTAGGATCGAGCTCTTGTGTGGTTGTGGACACAGTGATAGCAGTGCTCTGTGTCGCTTTGGGCATAATAACCCCAGTGAAAACTGTAGCCATAATCGTTTGTGATTATGAAGGTTGAGGGGACCCCGAAGGATCCCCTCTTACTTCAGGTTATTAGAGTCCCTTGATGATCACGTGCTTGTTAGCAGCACGGACACACAAAGCAACCTCAGAGCGGTAGTGGAACGTAGCCACGTCGCGACCTGCGTCACCGTTGTTGTTGTGTCCGAGGACGCCTCCACCAGTAATCCAGTGCTCCATCTCACGGCTGTAACCGTTAGCCTCCTTGTAGTACATGGCCAAAGACGGAGCGCTACCGCCCGTGCGTGGGTCAGTTACGTTCGCCAATGGGATGCATGCACCCTGAAGGTAGTTGGTCGCACCCAAGAGGGTAGGATCGTTCAGCAACTTCCAATCGTGCTTGTGGAATGTATACCCACCACGCGTGAAGCTCTTGAAGCCAAGCTTGACAGCCATATCAGCATCGTTGTTGAACGCACCGAACTGACCAGGAAGACCAGCAGTGACACTCGTAGCGATACCTGACGCAAGCATGTCGTCGATAGCGAGGTCTTGCTTCCGATTCAAGTACATAGCGTACTCGGCAGGAGCGCCTTGCTTATCCAGCTCAAGGATGAGGTCGTCAAACTCTGCGAAGCTGTCCATCGGATTTCCGAAAGCTCCAGAGATTACGATACCGCGATCCTCAACAGCAGAGACATAGCCCTCGGAACCGAGACCCATGTCTTGATCAGCGTCGTATGCTGCAGTATTCCCTGCAGAACCGTCGTTACCAGTCTGTCCGAAGAGCATCATCATCTCACGGCGATCCTCGAAGCGCTTCCGTGCCTCTTGCTCACCGTACATAAACCAACGGTACTCGCCACCACCGACGTTTACCCAACCGATGTTCGTAGCCTGAGAACCGTTCACTTGGTAGCGGTCCTTGACGATCATGAATGGGTTCTTACGCTTCACAGCGTCAGAGTCCGTGAAGTGAGCTGGCTGCTCCGTTCCCTGACCGTACATGTTACCGAGGACGATAAACTCACGATCGGTAGAGTTGGCAGCACCTGCGGCTGCTCCATCCAAAGGCTGGATAGTAGCCTCCGTAGCATCGGTCTGAGACGCGTTGTTTACAACCGTCACAATATAACGGCGACCATCAGCGCTGTCCATCACCACATCGTTTGCACCGATCGGAATTCCGTTGGTGCCGTCTGCCGAAAAGTGCAGAACCTGAGTGTCAGGGCTCGTGCCAGCGGCGTCATCCGTGCTTGCAGTAAGCGTGCGGTGACGACGTCCAGCTTCCCACCAGTCAACTTGGTCAGAAGTACCGCCGCTCTTTACAGCGCCAGTAAGGTCGAGGAATCCAGTGATACCCTGATCGCCGTAGGTCTCTACGAGGTCGGGCATAACGAAATCCTTCGTCGTCTTGACGAGGGTGTCCAGAGTCGTGTAGGTCTCTGGTGTCAGACGCAAGTTTGACTGAGCATCGAATTCAGTTGAGCCCGACGTAGTCGAGGCTCCAGTAATAGTTGCCATATTTTCTTGTTCTTAGATTTTGAAGGTCATGGTAGACCGATTTCTTTGAAGAATGTCCCTGACCTGTTCGCCCAGGGGATTCGAGTTCTGTGTCCCCGAAGTATCATCGGGGGATTTTGCTTGCACGTTCGCTGCATTCTGCACTACACCTCGTTGACCGTCACTCATGCCCTGCCGATAAGCAGACTGCACGATAGTGTCGATGTTGTCAATTACAGTGCGGTGAGAGGACAACATATCGTAGTCCCAGCTTCCGTCTTCATGGACATACGGATCAAAGAAGTTTTCGAGCTTAGCGTTTTTCTGCGCCAAGTGCTTCTTGTAATCAGCATCCATCCCGAAGGTGAATGTCTTGTCGTTACCGAGATCGAACTCGATACCTTCCATGGCGTCCAGGTTGTGAGCCATCTCCGAAACCCAGTTCTGATCAATCAGTGGCTCATCAGCCTGCTGAGGGACCTCTTTAGGTTTTGGGGTAGCGTAACCAGAACGCATACGATCGATACCTGATCGAGCAGTCTCGGCGTCCATCTTCAATTGAAGCTGAGCCATACGCTTCTGATCCTCCGTAGCGTCGGAACTAAAAGCATACTTACTCTTAATGAGAAGTCCCAGTTCCTCGCCGTTCAGGTTTGGATGCTCTGACGCCATATGGACACGCACCGCCGTCATATCGTCCATCTCGGACGGGTTCAACGACTGATACCTAAACCAATCTTGCGCAGACCTACCAGTGTCCTGCATAAACTTTGAGATAACCTGCAGCCCCTCATCGAGCTGTGGTTGCGATAAGTCATCGAATGACTGAACTTGCCTCCCCAGCTTCTCGCTGATATAGGACATTACAGCACCATCAACATCTTGTTGCGAAAACTGACCCTGCTGTGGTTCAGGCTGAAACCTTTGCTGCTCGGCGGGGTTGTTTTGGATAGCCTCTTCCTGAGGCGCGGGCTCGACATCCTGACCTTCTGTAGGCAATGCAGCCTCTCGCTGCATACTAGCCGCCAGGTCGGCAGGGTTGTCAAAGATCTCAAACGGAGCTTTCGTCTCTGGTGCAGGGGTTTCCTCAACCTGAGATTCTTGTACTGGTGCCGCTGATGGGGTTTCCTGTACTGTCTCCGTTTCCGCTTGTTGTGCGGGAGCCTGCTCGATGGCAGGCTCTTGTACTAATGCTTCTTCCATTTAATTTAATTATTTCAGATACGCTATAATTTTATCGGATGCAGTACCTGTGATGCTATTGAAGTTTCCGTAGATGGTGTTGCCAGCCGTACACGGAATGACGGTGTCTACCGTCGATACCCTTTCGTAGAACCCAGCATCTTTTCCCTCCGCCAAGTCATTAGCACTCCCATCGACAACCGCAGGGAATGCCGCGCCCGTATCAGGGTTGATGTACTTGACTACCTCCCCGACAGTTGCACTGTCAATGTCAACGTAAACACGGATGCCACTGCCTTTAACCGTGAGGTTTGCATCTGCTGCAGCCAAGACATGGATGGCAAAAAAATCCCCCGTGGCCGTCTGGGCTTCGTCGATCAGGACAAACTCTTTCGGAAGTGCGTTACTTGGATGTGCCATTAGCTAAGTCTTACTGCGGAGCTATCCAATCCGAATACTCCATAATCAATGAGCTGATCCACCTTAGTCCCGTAGGCCTTAAGGCTGGTATCGTTTTGAGCGGGAAAAAAAGCAAACTCACCAGCAGCAAGTTTCATGATGACGGGATCATCACTAGTGGTGTCCGCATAGATGTAGATGTAGTCCTCCTTCTCTGTAGCGAGATTCTGAATGAATACGTAGGCTACGTCAAGCTTGTCGCTGGGCTTATTAATTACCGTCGCGTCACTCCCTGCACTGGTACCCAGCACCTTACCTCGAATCAAACTTCCTGAGTCTGCCAAAAGGTTTGTGGAAGCACTAAGTGACAAGGGTGAACTCATCACCCCTGGACTCTGAAGCGAGATGTTGGCCCGAATGTTTGCCATTAGGCTTCGAAGATCAGGGCGTATTCAACCGTGAGCGTAGTGGATACACTAGGGGTGTAGAGAATATCCGCATTAGTGCCTGTAGTGTCAGCGCTCCAGGGGATGAACAACCAATCGCCAGAGTACAAGCGGCCCACTTCAGTACCTCCAATCTTGACAGTAAGAAACTCTGTTGCAACAGTAGAACAGTTCTTGATGTAGAACTTGTGCCCCTTGTCGTCACTATAGTCAGCAGCAGCAAACAGGGTTACGTCTGCAGTAGCCAAGGTTGTCTTCCGACCTAAACCAGTAGTCTGATCTAGACCTGTTGTTGTACCAGCCTTGGTCAAGGTAGCGGTGGTGGACAAAGCCAGTGCGTCACCAGTCAGGTCTGAACTTGAGAGAGTTACCGTTGCAGTTGTCGTAGGCATCTTACTGTTAGTATTTACCTACAAATATAATACTAAATCTATTTGCTCTTTTTCTTCTTGATTACCCGAAACTTCTTTGTCTTCTTCGCAACCTTCTTTGGCTGGGCAACATGTTGCTTGCCCTTCTTATTGCCAGCAGCTTTCGCCTTATTTGTTGCTGCTTTCTCTGCAGCACTCAATGCCTTCCAAGCAGCGTCTGGCAAATAGCGCTTCTTACCCTTAGACTTACTGCCGTCTGAGGTACGCCATTTCTGTTTAGTCCAGGCTCGTAAGGACTCTTGTGATGCCTTCCTTGCCATTAGTCCCGATAACCTCCCCCTGCGGCTTTGTATTGCTGCGCCAACATCTGCGCCTTTCGAGCAGACCATTGACCTGGCTTGCCACCTTTGGATCCTGCTTTGATCTTATTGAACAGCCGTTTACGCATACCAGGCTTGGTGTAGTTGCCAGCCTCATTGACACGCGACTTCGTCTTGCCACCTTTCTTCAAGACCTTCATCCGTGAGATACCGTTTTAAACTTCGCTTTCTCTACAGCACCTGGGTGCGGCTTGTACCCACCCTTCATTAGGAAGTACCTACCGTTCTCTTGCATCCAGTGGTATCCAGACGGTGGGTCTACACTCACAGTCTTCTGGCTAATCTTAAGCTTACCGCCTTTGTTGTACTTGACGGTATTCATTGCACCTGATTCTTGGCTAAGAGCATTTTGATCTCTTGGATCTCAGTCAACAGAGTGTCCACCTTGCCCTTAAAAGCGCTGTTATCCATCTCTAGAACCTTGACTCTAGACTTGAGGGTGGTGAACTCAGACTGAAACTTCAGCCACATCCCAATCAATGCCCCCGCAATACTCAGTAATTCAAATTGTGTCAGATCCATTACCACTTCACTTTATTAGCCCAGTATGCTGCGCTCATCTTACCCTTCTTAATGTTCCGTGCGTGACGCGCCTTAAATGAAGCACGCTGTTTCGCGTTCTGGTTTGTCTTGGCTCCCTGCTCTCCAAATCGAATAAGCTTCACCTTGTTCCCTTCCTTAGCCAACACGATGTGTGACTTCTTGGGGTGCTTAGGTGTACGCTTAGCTTTGTTTACACCTGACAACCCGTGCTTCTTGAGTAGGTTTTTTACTCTAGTTGATGTAGGACTACTCGCCATTAAGCAAATATAAAATAAGAAACGATGCGGTTAACCTTTCAATCCTCCCCAGAGAGAGTCGCTTCGTCCTCCTCATCTTTCCAAAAAGGTTTTTGAACCTCAACAAGTATATTGGTATAACTATACTGGCCAGATGCGCCTTGGATAGAAGAAATGCTCTGAGGCATTGCACCTTCATACTTGATTATGAATTTAGTTCCGTCAAGAGAATACCTCAGGTATTCAGAAGTCTCCAGAACCTCAGTGAAATCTACTAAGGCGATTTCAGACGATGGCACTATAACATAATTCCTGCCTTCTTCAATAACCATACCTAGCCTTTGTTGCGTTGAAGTTATTTAGCACTTCTGCGTCTGTAAGTATGTCATTATAGATTTGAATTTGAGATACATGCCCCTGCCTGAAGTTGCCCCTGTTCATACCGACACCTCCGTGATACTTTGCAGATTGAGAGCTGGTGAATTTAGCCCGATACCCTACGCCTGAACCTGTTCCGCTTGCAGCAGCATAGCTACTAACCTCTACCCCATTTACATACAACTTCGAGTCATTATTTATTTGAGTTGCAGTATCCCCATAAATAACAGCCGTAAAGAGTTGCCAAGAATCAAATGTAAATGAACTATCTGCGCTTCTTCTCCATCTCCTATCCCTTGAGGCGTTTCCTCCGTTTCCGTCAAAAATAAAGCATATAATCGCCCCGTTTTGATTGGTGATTAACTCCATACCCTGATAGTACTTATATCTACTGCTAGTTGCCTCTGAAGTTGTTACTGAAGTGTTATTACACCACATCATATTTACTTGACCAGTATTACACTTAGCCCAAATCTGAATAGTTATACCTCCGTCAGCAGCTAAATCTCCGTATGTCCTAGATATACCACTAGATCCTATAGCGTCAACCTCTCCTGAGTCCTCTCCGATCCTAATTGGCGCAGAATCATCATAATCAAATTTGATTGCATCGTCAACCCCATCAAATAAGAAAGATCCCCCTCCATCAGTAGAGCTATAGGTAGGTGCTCCCCTGAAGCTGCCATCTACATTATTTGATGTCAAGTCAACCCATGTGGTACCAGATCCAGAGTAACTATTGGAGTCTCCAGCGTCTAGGTGTTGGACAAGGTTTGTTGTTATCAAGGTCGGAGCAGCAGCTAAAGACTGAGCGTTGACCTCTGCGATACTCCCCTTAGCTATCCCGTTAAAATCGGATATGTCTGCCAAAGGAACACTTGAGAACTTTGATAGCGTACCCATTAAGACAACTCAATATAGTCTGGTGATGGATCAAGATAAATTAGCTGGGTACTCAGAGAATACCCCACTGCTCGGACATAGTCTCCTGTCGTGTGAGAAGACAAGTCATCGGTAAGTTGACCCGCAGTTAGACTGATATAGAGCGGCGCACCTACGGTAAAGCTGTTTGACAACGACCTTATCCCCCGCACAAGCAATCCATCTGTTGTTGGGCTAGTCCCTAGAGCCATACCAAACAACCCCTTGGTTTGTATCTCAACATCAGCATCGGCTTCCTCCCAAAGACCAGTACCGCTATTATCTCTTAATACATAGAACTTTGATGCAGTGAGAGTTCCTGTACCAAACTTAACTACATGACCCTCAAATGAAGCCGCTCCGTAGGCTGAGGATCGCGTGATTACCTCAAGATAAATACCGTCAAGCTCATTGCTAGATCCAGCAGCACCCGTTGGACCTGTAGGTCCCGTGACACCAGTCGCGCCATCGCTTCCGTTAGATCCATTAGAACCGTTCGAACCAGCCGCTCCCGCCGCACCCGTGGGACCCGTGGGACCTGTGGCACCAGTTGCTCCATCAGAACCATTAGAACCGTTTGAACCATTGCTACCCGCTGCTCCTGCTGCTCCCGTTGGACCTGTAGGACCTGTAGCTCCAGTCGCTCCATCGCTACCATTACTACCATTAGATCCATTAGATCCTGCAGCACCCGCCGCACCAGTAGGGCCTGTAGGACCTGTCGGGCCTGCTGCACCGTCGCTACCATTGGAGCCATTAGAACCATTAGAGCCTGCTGCGCCAGCCGCACCTGTCGGTCCAGTGGCTCCCGTAGGACCTGCCACTGTTGAGTCTGCCCCTCCTGCCCCTGCTGCTCCTGTCGGACCAGTAGCGCCTGTAGCGCCAACGGCACCATTTGAACCATTGCTGCCTGCTGCACCCGTAGGTCCTGTAGGACCTGCCACAGTAGAATCTGCACCAGCGGCACCCGTAGGGCCTGTAGCTCCTGTAGGACCTGTAGGGCCTGCCACTGTTGAATCAGCTCCTGTGAGTCCAGTGGCACCTGTGGGGCCTGTGGCACCAGTAGCACCAGTTGGGCCCGTTGCACCATCCTGACCTGCGGCTCCCGTGGAACCCGTGGGGCCTGTGGCTCCCTTCTCTCCTTTACTACCCCTACCTGCTACTGTAACAGATGTATCAGAAGCATCCACGACGGATACCGAAGACGTAGTCGGTACACTAACGTTAATAGAAGTGCTACCCGTTACCGTAATCTCCGTAGCCATTAGATACTCTTTGAGACGTCCGAGTTGACTCTAAAGCTGCCCTCTAAAATTGTCTTCTGTGTAGTCCCTACATTGTACTGCAGGTCATATTTATATCGCCCTGAAGGCACCTTCCGCATATCTTGAGCGGAAAGAAAAACAGTCACGTTCCCGCTGTCATCTTTATTAATGAAGCTGAAATTGACTAAGCCTTTAACGCCAGATTCTGAGCTACCAACGACAATACCGTCACTGATCACCGCATCGTCTGAATCCGCTTCTCCGCCACCACCACCAGGAACTCTAAGTACTGTAGGACCAACAGTCTTAATGTTCTTTTTAACCTGCATCAGGAAAGTGTAGTCGTCAGTCACTAATGGTAATGCGGCACCCGCAGAATCTTTAAGTGTTAAGGTCAACTCAAAGGTGTCACCACCTCTACAAGTAATGTCTAGCCGCTCGGCTATGTCAAGATTTACTTTAGACATCTATCTGTGTGAGTATTGTATCTAGATCAAGAGACATCATGCCAGCCGAAGGATCACCCTGCAACTCTTCCCTGGAACCCTGGCGCTGACTAATTAGTTTGCTTTGCTCTACTGCTTGCTTTTTCACCCGTTGATCCTTACGGTCATCTTTCTGAGTTTCAATCTCTTTCCTGTTGGACATTTCGCCCTGCTGTGTAGCAGACTGAATCTGCATCTTCATCTGCATAATCTCTTTCTCAAACTGATGCTTGATCTTAACGAGCTCGGCATCAGCCATGGCCTTAGCCTGAATGACTTGGACATCAGCCTGAGTCTGAGTAACAATCTCTTGTTGACGCCCCTGCATTTTAACTGCCTCTGTTTGCTGGGCCTGCTGGGCCTGGGCCTGCTGCATCTGCATCTGCTGATCCTGCATCTTCTTCATGCGCTTTTGACGGCGCAGAATCAAAAGACGTTCTGCCTGATTAATATCCTTTAGACTACGGATTGCCATAACATCCTCCAGGTCAATCTCTTTTTGATTCAAAGACATCTGGATGTTCTGTTCTAAGAACGCCTTGTCTTTATCCTCCATGTCCTTCATGACCTTCACCCCAAAGTTGTACATCGGGAGATCAGAAAAGCTACCTAGCACCCGCATGTTCGAGTCCCCAATAGCATTACGGTAATTCTTGTGGATGATTGTTTCCTCAGGCAACACCTGGAGACACTTCACTACGTCCTCGCAGACCTTACGATACAAGACCATAGCTGCATTCGTAATGTCATAGGTGGCGTTGTTACTCGCTGCGATCGCCTGCTGCTGAACCCCCACCAGGGTATCACCCTTAGGTGTCGAAGCGTCAGCCATCTCATTGATTCCAGTAGTGTCACGGATCATTCGCAGGTAATGATTGTACAAGGCAATCAACTCATTGATGTTCCGAATACTATTACCAATCTCTCGAACTGGCGGATTCTGGAAACCACCCTCAGGATTCTTGCTCCTGTAGTAGAACACACCAGTCTGTTCATAGATGTCGTGGAGATCCAGAGGTTGGAGCTCGCCACTCTTACCTAATTGGACGTTCTCTAACCCCTCAATATCAATGATCAAACCATCAGGCTTGGCCTTAGCAATAGCTTGTTGGAGCTTCAGGTGAGTCAGCTGAAGCATATCAGAGAAACCAACACAGCTGTCCACCATAGACTTTGGCATATTTGCCACCATGTTAGTTGATACCACAGAGTAGGACATTTTAGCCCTAGTGATATCATGCATGTTCTTTGGTGTGTTGTACTGCTTACCATAATTAATCAAGTGATCAGTACCCAGGATATACATACCCGTGTATACACACTCAATCTCCATGCTATGGGCAGTGCGGTCATACACACTCCCTTTCTTCTCTTTGTACGAGAAGCCCTCATAAAAGAAGTTGGTATTACCATACTGGTTCTCCTTCTCCTCGAAGTACATGCAGTCCACTGTCTTGAACTCAAACTCCAAAACCTCTACGACATGCCCACTAAAATTCTCGCGTTGAACACCGCCACTTGAATAGGGATGATCTGGATATTTACTGGAGCTAGAACGACGGGACTTCTTCAGCAAATCCTTGAGGTCTTTCTCAGAAATCTGATCCCCTGCAAGACGCTTCAGTTCTGATACAGTGATCTCGCGGACGTGACCCATATACCCAACGTCCTCAAAGTTTGGGTCCTGTGTATACCCATGAACAAAGTGGACAGGGTCTACGTAGTCCAGCTTAATACCGTAGTTGGGGTCATTGCTTCTCTTCACCACCGCCATTCCACAGGAGGTCAAGTCATTGACGCACCTGCGATAAGACCCATCAGCAAAGCTATTCCACTGCAGAGTTAGTTCAGTAGCCACCTGTGCTGCTATCTCAGCGTCGGTTTTAATATTAGTGTCTAAGAAAATCTCCGCCTCCTCTTGTGTTTCGGGGATCTGTTCACTGGGCTCATCCAACACTGGGCTCCCCATCTTCTTTTCTAACTCCATGAACATAGGCCGCATGGCAACCTTGTTCTTCATGATGTTCTTTTGCTGATTCTTCTCACTCGAAGAGAGTGGATCAACAGCCTCCAGGTTGGGATACATATTCCGACCTAAGATCTTATTTACCACGATACGGACGAACTTGGGTAGGATAGGAACAGGAGTGTAGTCCAGGTTCATCAAAGAACCCTCTCCGTTGTTCGGATCAGATGTGTTCAGCAGCTGCTTATAAATAGCTGTGTCCTGTGTGCCGTTAGCGTAATCTCTGTTACGAGCAAAGATTGACTTACGACCTCCAAAGGTAGAACTGCTATCTTGCGTATTGCCCCATTGAGACTCAATCGCCTTAGCATATTGCAACCCATACTTTTTCGTAAGCTTCTCCTCTTGCGATGCCAGTGGATCTGGAAAACCCCCTGGATCACTTGGCTTTTTATTGTACATGTGGGTTATCCGTTATCACCCACAAATATAACTAATTCAACCGCGCACGTCATAACGCCTGAAAAAGCGCTTCTCGTCAAAATTATCCTTCTTTTTTTTCTGCTTGACTTTCTGTGCTGCTAACAGCGCAAGACCCGAACTAATAGTTAAGTCAAACTTAGTTCTGTTATGGATGTCATAGCCAATCCAATCCTCCAAGGTTTTGTTGAAGTACATACTCCCCATCTCCCCACTCTCCCTATTGACCCCTACATATCCGTGGATATACGCTTCGATAGCCTGGGCGTGAGACTGTATTACATCCGCTGAGTTTGACGGGATGCCCTTTGTCTTCACCTTTATATTGGTATTGGGTGCGACTAAATGCTTAGGCCTGTCCATTAAGTAACCATCGTAACCCCGCTGCTCAAAGTACCTGGCTATCCCGTACTTGTTATTCTCGATTAAGATTGGATACCCATAAAACACTGCCGCCATTAAGACGTCCTCATAAAATATTGCAGCCAATGGCGGACGGGAAGCGTACTCAAGAACAAACATATTAGCAGGTACTTCCATATTGAACTTGTTGTACAAATGCAACGCACCCTTGGATCCTCTGCCATCCACAGTAGCATCGAGATCATAGCTATCCACCCCCCCACAACCAAGATGAGAATTGGGTGCGATTCGCTTATTTTTTTCATACACCTTTAAGTTCCTGGACTCCTTTGGAGGGAGCCATGCGATATTGAATCGACCCTTAACATCGGGGGTAAAGACCACCTCACTATCCTTCTTGCCCCCCTTCCAGCTCAAGCTTCCAGTAATGACGGGATTGGGATATAGGTCGTCATTGTGTTCTATCTGCTCATAGATCTGACCGATATTAAAGAGACTCGACTCAATGCTATCCCGAAATGCCTCATCAGTCGTGAAAGGAAACTGTCTTATGACTTCGTTTAACTCACTAGGATCATCACGCAAACTATCCCTCTCATTCTTAAGGAAGGTCTTAGCACCCATATGCACCCACTCCCCATCGATACCCTGAACATCTTCTTTCGGATCCTCTACAACAGGACGTCCATAAATATCGAAGAACCCCTCTAGTGACTCATAGGCAGGAATGAATAGCCGATACAGCCCCGATCTAGTCCTCCCATTCTTGTTCCTCTCCTGAGGCGCCGAATCCTCCCATAAATCTTTGTACTCCCTTCCTCCCTTTCCCATAGGATTTACCGTGCTTCCGACCATCGCCTTGCCGACGACCTTGCGACCGACGATTAAACAAGTCCTCTGAATCCTCCAGGCTTCTCTTATGTCTGTGGGTTTTTCCCATTTCCCCGCTTCGTCTAAGTACAGCAAGTGAACTTTCTCACCGTCATAAGCATTGTTAGTTGTGTTCTTCCAGTTGATGACGGTGTTCAAGGCGTCTCCAACCAAAGCAGTCTTGTTTTTCTTGGTGATCTTCTTTGATGGCTCACGGAAAGCCAACTCCATACGAGGGTTAGTAGTACCGTCTTGAATCGGCTTGAAGAAGAATGGATACTTACGGAACATGTTGACCACCTTCTTCATGAAGATGTTCTCTTGAGCGTCCTTACCAGTCTTGCTCTGTATGCCTATGAGCTTATCCTTAACCTGGGTTGATTCATCAACTATGACAGAAGAACAAATGTTAGTGTATCCAGATCGACGACATTTAGTATATAGCTGACCAATACACCTTGGGTCCGCCTCACACGCTGCCAAATGTAAGAAAATATCTCTCTGAAAATCAAGGTAGTAAGGGGATCCTATGTCTAACTGCCCCCACTGCAACATCATATAGTGTCTACCAGTGATGTATGTAGCATCACCTCGGTTGTAAAACCAAACACCTTCACGCCTCCGCCGAAACTCCTCTTCGATATATGGACGAAACTTCTCCCTGAATTCCCTGGGCATTTCCGCCCACTCATCCATAGAACGTATACGCGATAACTCTTTGGGTATATCAGATCTCCGCCAGAACTGATCCAGCACGGGAAGATTATGGAAGAGGATGCTTCTGATTTTAGGGGTCTTGGGAAGGACAATGACAATCCCACCGACTTCGACGTGGTCCCCCATCGTACCGTTGGGACAAATCGAGATAGCTGGGTCCTCATAATCCTTTAACTTAATTAATGTATCCATGATACTTAATCGTAAAAGCCCTGCACCAGCATCTGTAGCCTAGGGAAACGCGGTACGATTTGGTTGGACGGAAGGTACTCTGGATAGACCTTACGATAGGACTCGTAGTTGTGCATGTCCAAGGTACTCTTGACATCGATGCAATCTTCTTCATCAAACTCCACATACTCAATAATATCCTTGCCCCACTTGTCTGTCATCTTGTCCAGAACCTTTCCGTCAAAGTTAAACTGCTGATCTAAATCGTAGACAGTCAGTATGTTAACAGCATTAGTAAAACTGTAGGTCAAGAAGAACTGACCTGAACTTATGAGGTAGTGACTGTGAGGTTTGAAGTGACAAGTCTTAGGGGTATCCTTATCTCTATGCAAGATGATGCAATTGCGACTTCCAAAAGTTGCCACCTTATTCTCACTGAGTTTGTTCAGCGCCTTCTCCCAGTAGCCATCACTGTGAATGTTGTTGCTGCCCATCCAACAGATGTAGTCTTTGTTCTCTTGTGCCGCTAACATCCAAGCATAAGTGAACTTTCCTGAGAGAGGATTGTTAGGATGGCTTTCATGCTTCAACCCCCTGTTTTTTGCAAATCTTGCAATAGCAGAAGAGGAGCCTATCGTGATCCCCACAGCGTCAATGCCCCGCTCTTTGAATACATCAATAACGTCAGCCATATGATCTATGGCCATTCGAGTTACGGCTGGTCTACGGTGGTAAACCATAAAAAAGCAAACACTCCTCATGGTTTCTTCTGTACGCGGGCTGCATCCAGATGAACTACCAGTGGCGTCTTAGGCCCTAAGTATCCCCCCAGAGTATTGTACTGTAAGTGCTCGACCGCAGTCTCATAGCTCATATCGTCTCGATGCATGCACACATCAACCATTTTACTCCAGTCGTAAACCGCCACTCGCTCAATGCCAACCGTAATCCCCACTAGGGCGTCATCTAGTCCATCCCATGTAATGCATTCCTCTTCTTCTAAAGAGTCCATGAGTCTATCCCAATTCTCTGCTTGCCAACTCATCTTGAAAATCTTTCTGCGAAACCACCAGAGTAATCTTTACCCTCTGGCATTGTTCCACTCAATGTAAGATCTTTCATCATCTGCTCCAACTTTTGTCTTTCAACAAGCAGCTCTTTACAATCGATCGCCGTCTGCTTAATAGACTGAAGCTCAGCCTTTCTAGCACTACCGTTGATCTCTTTATCGACAGGCTTCTTGATCTCCTCGATCATGTTGTTGATAGCTACCTCCATTGAGGCCATGAGGCGCTGGGCCGCATCAATCGCTGTGAACTTCTTGTTCGACATACAATAAGTCAGATGTTCGTACACGGTACATAATACCGCCTTCGAGATTTTTAAAGTCGTATCGATACTTGCTGGGGAAGACAACCTTATCAAGCAGGTTTAGTCCCATATCCTTATGATCACTAGTCACATAAGCTAAGTGTCCCCTATCAGGATTCTCAGTCTTTAAGGACACAGACTCAATGACTGCAGATTCCTCCCGTATTTCTGCCGCACATGCAGATAGTACTGACCACATAGATAGCGGTATGATCTCATCCGAACCCTGCGGTGTGTAGGCAAACGCATGACAGTTGATCATCACGTCTGGATCGTAAGAGACCAAGAACTCACCCTCTCGATCACCAAAGGGCATGCCTCCATCGACCACCACTAAGTGATGAAAGAAGAGCCTGTCCCCAACGTTTACCGGAGTGTCATACTTCTCTGGCACAGAAATCACCTCACCGTGGCAGACCCGATGATCGAACTCGTTGAACTTGGTGTCCACATATATCTCCTTGTCCCCAAGGGATACCGTGTCATGTAGCCGCTTGTCAAGCTTGACTACAAAATAGTGTAGCATCCTCATCAGAAGTTCAAGTCAAATTCCACCAAGCAGGGCAGCCCATCGATTGCCTTCCACAAAGACTGGGCGTCCTCAACAGTAATATAGATCATATACCTGCTGACACCGTAGTGGTGTAGGTGTGCTTCATCCAGGACAATAGTGGAGACACTCCCGTCACCCACCCGCATACCTACATAGTACGCCATCGCGTCCTTGGGGTTCGGACCGATTATGATTTTTCTAATTATTCCATTCATCAATTACAAGATGGGTCAGGACCCCCTCTCGCATTCATCTCATCGATAATTTCTTTAAACCAGTTTTCACTAGCGAAATCAACATCCTCCTCTAGTGGGAAGAAGTCATCGAAGTAAGAGAATTTCAGGAAATCAAAAACCTCATCCATAAGATCTTCTGAATCAACGTCCAGAGAGAACACTGCCTTGAGAACAGGCTCATCAAACTCATCACTTGACAAGAATCCCGTCAGCATAACATTAATGACCTCACCTTCTAAGCCATACTTCTTGACCAGCATGTCCACTATCTTGTGGACCTTCTGCATTTCGACAAGAAACATTTCCTTATTAGTTTGATCATCCATGTCAGTATCAAATAAAAAGATCTTTAGGGAACACTCCCGATTAAAACAAAGATACGTAAACAAAAACGACCTTAAAGACTTGAGAGCCAGGCTACTATCTTTTGAACAGAAGTACGATCTCTATCAAAAAGAAATGTTTTTTATTCTATGGGCCTACGACCTGGAGTTCTGGACCCTCAGGTACGCAAGTCAAGAGTATGGGTACGACGAAAAAAAACTAGGAGATAGGATTGTATATCCCCTTCAAAAAGAAGGATATATCAAAAAGCAGTTTGATAAGCTGACACCCTCACAAAAAAGAGAAGACCACCTCTTCAGAGAAGAGACTAAGTACAACTACAGGGTACGCTACGCTCTGACCCAGAAAGCTAGGCTAATGGTGCAGAGGTTCTACAACAGCCTTTAGAGAACAGCGTAGATTTTAAGGTCTTTATAATAGACTTTAGCCCCACTAGCAATGGTGGTCACGTTGCCAGCGCCGTACAGAAAGGCCAACTCTGACGATGCCATCGGAGAGACACCAGATTTAGTAACTGAGAAATCAATCGCTTGATTGACTGCAAAGTCGCGAGTCGTTGCAGCGTCAGCAAACTGTATTCTCCAAGCAGTGATGGCACCACCCCACTCCGCCGATGTTTCTTCAAAATAAACCTTCCCTGTTATCCTCCATGCTGTTGCACCTTGAGCATCAGATGGAACAGCAGCAGTGCGACTCATGCCTCCGTTATTCGTTTCTTCGGCACCGAATGTTTGCAATAGCCAACCCGTACTGGTATCTGGGGCAGTCTGATTAAAGGTAATTGTGGTGCCCGCTGGCACTGTATATAGAGCCCAACCATTAACACTTGAAGTAAAGTCTGATGAATAAATCAGAACCTCTGTACTTGCTGCCTTGGTACGGCCAAGACCAAGACCAAGACCAAGCATTACTTCTTGATCCGATCAGTAAAGATCATGTTGATGAGTGCATCGATGTAACCAAACACTTGGTTGTCCTTCTCCGTCGGAGTGATATTCACAATGATCTTCGCAAAAGCCAGCAAACCAATTACCAGCTCGGCAAGGTTATCAATAATAAAATCCCACATATCAGTTTGTTTTTCTAGGTGTATCGAAATCAGTGTACAAGATAGTAACTAGTTCCTTTCTCTCCAGAGCAGCAGCGATGTAAGGGTATACGCGGAAATAAGCGCGAGTGCTGTGTCCAATGAAACCATCCTTCTTTACTTGGTTGTTTTCTTGCGTATCACCCAACAACAAACATCCAGAAGTATGCTCATCAGTATTACCGCAATGAATGAGAATGTATTCAAAATCAGGTACATCACGAACCCAAAGCATTCCTTTATGTATCGTCCGAAATCGAGAAGCATATTTCTCATGGAATCCACCAACCCTCCGAAAAGAAAGTTTATACTCTCCCGGTGGGATGCGTGTCTCACCAGCCACCTTCTTATCACGATGCTCGTCTTCTAGAGTGTAGCACAGAAACTTTCTCGTTCCGTTGGAGATATCGAACAATGCTCCGTTGGTTGAGTCCATCTCCGAGCTGAACCTTACGACCTCCAGCTGCATCCTTTTTAAGTTGCTCATATCTCTTTAACCTGGGGTTGTGATAATACTTGTTAGGCATTAGCAGTTAGGTTTGGCGCAAGACTCAGATGTTTTCCTTCCCTTTGATTGATTCCTGCGCTTACTAACCTTCTGCTTTACCCTACGCATGAGAGAGTTCCGATTCACAGTCTTAGGACGACGGGGCTTCTCCTCTTTTTCCTCCTCCGCTTTTTCTTCCATTTCCCCCTCCATCTGAGAAGATGGTAAGAACCTAGGGTTAGACGGCGCTACGTTTCTGCGCTTTTTCTTTTTCCTGCGGAACGGTCCGCCGTCGTCATACCTACGAACTTTCATCAATAGGGGCCAAGACCCAGCATCAGTCCAATGCGCTGCAAGGTGTTCAAATCTGTAGGGATCTGCTGACCACCAGGTCCCATGACGCCTGGCACGGTCTTCGGGGTTTTGCTGTATTCGCTAATACCTATACCAAGAGCAGCAAGCAAAGCATTTCTGCCCATCATACGAGCACTTTCGTTACGAAAACCCTTTTTCATCATGTCCTCACGGTTGAACCGATCACTAGACAGGCCGTCTAACAGAAAGGAAACGTCACTAGGACGAGCGGGGAAGGATCCAGTGCGGCGACCCTCACGATTCGCCATGCGGTTCTCCTTTCTCATATCCTGTCTTAGCTGAGCCAAGATCCCTTTGTCTGCAAAGTATTGATCATTGGCAAAGCGATCACGACCCATGGGTGGGCTAGTCATGCGATCTTCATCAGGGCGCATACCTCCATTCTCAGCCATGAAGAACGGGACTTTCTTGCCGTCCTTCTCTACCATCTTCAGGCCTTCCTTGCCATAGTACATACCGCCTCCACCATACTCCTCGGTTTCGGGACGCATGCCCCCATACTTATACATAGTCTTCATGTCAATGCTGCAAAAACCTCCAACTGGCAAGACGCGCTGTCTGCCTGAGCGAGGATGTTATCTATGTCTGTCAAGTTCCCCGCCGCAGCGCTAGAATTACCAGCTGCGTTGGCATCGATCTTACTATTAAATAGAAGGTAGCTTTCGCCAGCATCCAATTTAATCATATACTCCTCTGTACCATCGTTCTGGATGGTGATGGCAACAAAGTTTGTTGCGTCTAGATTCGTAATACGGAAGTAAGAGACGTTAGTCGTAAGCAGAGTACCCCCTGCTGCATTGGCTGCCGAAGCATCCATTTGGACTACGGTCTGCGCCGAAGCCGTACCAACATCCAAGATCCGATGGAATGTCTCAGTGATGCTCGTGACATCAATAGAAACCTCACTGCCACGCTCCCTTCCATTGAGCTCTAGCTCTTCAGTAACTTTTACTGTTAGTGTTGCCATACTACAAATATAAACAGATTAACCGCTGCAGCTTTCGCAGTCTTCCTCTTCATTTCTTAATCACTTTAAAAGGGGTCTTCACCTTACCGCCACTTCCGAACTCAATCTCGTATTTCTCTCGATACTCTTGAACCTCCTTTTCGCCAAGGTCTCTGACCTTCCACTGTTTTCTTTTATCGTCCCACTCTTTCACGGCGTAAGGAACCTGGCCTGTCCTAGTGGTCCCCCTACCTCCAGTATTTGCGGCCTTGAATAGATATTCTGGCTGCCTTCCAGTGGGCTCCTTGATTACTCTAAAGTTACGTTCAGGAATAGGGTCTGGCTCAGGGGACGGTTCTGGTTCTGGCTGGGGCTCAGGCTCAGGCTCAGGGGCAGAAACTTGCTTTGCAACCCTAACCTGTTCTTTCTCAAAAGGCTCTGGACCATACTTTTCTCTACGCTGTTTCTTTTCTTCTTCCGTGAGGAGGTCATAGGGTTTTACAGCGATAGGATCGTAGTAAGGAAACTCCACCTTGTCGCCACCAGGACTCTCCTGCTCATAAGGCGGATTTAATTCTCTTACCTCTCTAGGGTTTACAATCGGCACGTATTGCGTGGCGGCACCTCTAATTAACCCTTGTGGCTGAATACCAGTGTCATAGTATCCCAGTGGAAGTCTAGGATTTACAACCGAAGTAGTCAACTCTCTAACCCTAGTAACATCACCATCAGTCGTAGGGTTATATATCCCGTAATAGTCATCTATAGAATCTATGCCTTCATAATGACCCTGACCTAGAATGCCCCCATCACGAAGATCATTATATATTGCTATTTCTGCATCAGTGTATTCTCCTCTAGATTTTCTAAAATGATCTGCCAGTCTTTGTAAGACGTCTTCTCCTGTTTCTACTCTAGTTTCATAAGGCCACATCTCAACCATTCTTTGTAGCCATTGAGCAGCGTCGTAAGCGTCCAAACTATCCTGTCTAGTAGCTACAGACGCAGGAAAGGCGTCAGTGCCTTCTGGAGGCCAGTTTCCATGGCTGCCTCCGTGTAGATACTTCCTTCTTACTTTCATCCTGAGCAGCTTTCGCAGTCCTCTGGAGAGTCCAGGTTGCACGTGATCTCCCCACTCTTCAGCTTCTCGGCTGTATCCTGGAGTTTTTTCTTATCAAGGAATGTCGGAGCATCCCATTCTTCTTCCTTCATTTCTTCAGCACTTTAAATGGTGATTTCTTTTTGACCTTAATACGCCCGCCTTGCTTGTACCCTCGGATTTCTCCCGATCCTTGCTGAAGAGACTTCGGAACCTTAAGCTCAAACCAAGTGTTGCCATGCTCATCCGTTACAGGTTTGAACTCATATCCCAGCTTCTTGGCAACCTTGGGTAGGCGGTCATAACTCTTCATTACTGTTTTATGACTATCGCTAACGCCTTCACCACGCAGTAATGCGTCGAGTTGCGATTGAAGGCTGCTCATGTGATTCTCTACAGCTGATACTCTTCCCTTTGCCTCTACACCTCTCCTCAAATTCTTGCTCAAAATCGCAGCTTGATCACTGAAATTAGCATAGTTGAACATTGGAGACTTATCTGGCCGACCCGAAAGGCTATGGAGTTTATCGATATCATCCATCAAGTGCTTATAGAGGTAGTCCTTCTCCATCATCCAGTGGTAATCCTTAGATTCCTGAATAGATGCTTGATTCTGGGGTGGGGGAGTGTTCCCTGCAATAGGCATATGGAAAGGAATGTCATCTTGCGGGCTCTGTTTAGTTGTGCTTCTATACAGAGCAGCAAAATTATCTTCTACAGACGGTTCGCCCATAGGCCTGTCATACATCGTCGGAACATAATTCTCTATATACAAATCCACAACGTCTATTGGAGCCATCCGCATCCTATCCAATACAGTATGGGGCTCGAAGAACCTATTGTTAAACAGATAATTTGAGAAGCGCTCGGCGATTCTCTCCATTGCATCTATACCCCGGTCGTTCACAGCAGAGCCCCGATACTTAGTGTATTCTTGGTAATCTGGATGCTCTAAGAAAGCCCCCGATAAATAATCTTCAGCTGGTAATTTTGTTACTACAAGTCTATCTTGAGTCGCAGGCCTCTGATCCGCTGCCCACTGAGCCTCCTGTACTATATTTTCGACAGCCGTATCCATCTGCCCTGAGCCCTTGAAATCCTCATACAAATTGGATAGTCGAACGTCACTAGAGAACGTTGCAAAGGTCTGATCCATACTGGCGTACATCTTCCCAGGGACACGACTTGCACTCGTTACATACTGATCTAGCCGACGATCGAATCGATGCCTAGCAGATTCGCTCATTGCACGCGTTACCCGACCATTTCGCCAGTGATCAGCGAACTTCATGAAGTTGTAACTATGTACAGATTTTTGCCTCGCCAGTGATATCTCCCCATTGTATATTTTGTCAGCCGTATCTTCAGAAGAATAAATTAAATCATCAACATAATCAGGAAGCTTGCGAGCAAACTTCTCGGAGTAATCCTCCATTGAGTCAGTGCCAGTAAGGGCAGATTTACCCTGACTTACAAGAGGTGTCCTAAACAAGAGTTGCTGAGCGCCTTCTCCCAGAGCTTCTATCTGCTGGCCAAAAATAGTGGCCTCACCATTGTCAAATGGGGTTGCGGTGTTTTCGTACTGACCAAGAGGACTGTCCAAATAGTTCTGAGCGTGGTTAAGCTCCATTTGAAGTGTCTCGAGGGCTTGTTGTTGAGTTTCAATATCCTGTTCTACGCGTCGGGGACTTCTAGTGTAGCCCTGAATAACAGCAGTAGTAATGCCAGTAGGAAAGCGGATAGCGTCATACCCAGAATTTTGACCTACGATTTGTGACAATAAGAACTCATCCTGGTTCTTCACAAAAGCCTTCTGTATTCTTTCGTCAACAGGCCCTATCTGATCTTGTCCGAAGTCATCTATATCACCATAGATCTCACCAGTTCCAAACACCTCATCCATCTCTTGCTCCGTACCCTCCATCTCCTCGACTGCACGACTGAAGCCCTCTAAGGCATTATCATATTCTGATGCGATGTTAGCGTCTGTAAAAGTACCAGGAGGATTTATGTCGTTCTTCTCCAATGCGTCGATAATCTCACCTGAGAAAAGCTGCAAGTCGTTTGATATGCTTGCGCCCTTAAATTCTTTATCGTCTAACCACTCCAGTGTTTTTTGCCCCTCATCATGGGCTTCAATTGCCGCCGCATATAGCTGATCAGACAATTTCCTATGCCTCCTGTCCAAGTCACTATATTCTGGGAATAGATTAGTCACCTTCTTTTGAGTGTCCATCCACCAATTGACATCATATAGGAAGGCATTATTCTCATCGATGACGCCGTCCTTCATTACCTCAGCAATCTGTTTTTTGACAGAGACACCAGAGGCCCCTGGGGCCAGATCTTCAACATCAAATCGATAAGAGCCTCCAATATTCTGGAATAGCTCGTGCGGGTTTCGAGCTTGAACCTTACCTACGGTTGGATTTACAGTAGCAAACCTTCTGGTCAAAGTGTTGTAGGCTTCATCGGGAAAACTGTACGCGAAACGACGAGGCTCCCCAGGAGTCTGCGTGGCATCTAACTCCATTATGTTTGTCGGGAAGTCTGGGTTGTAATCGTAACTGTCTTGAATAAATCGACCCCTTTGAGCCACATCCGACTGCATTTCTCCGATGTACAAAGTTCTCGTTTGAGCCAGATTGCCCCCTCTAACAAACCCTCTGTAGTGACCTACTACATTAGGGGAGATGCTCCTCCAATGACCAGAGTCCTGACCAATGTAACTACGACCTACAGGATTCTGAGGATTAGCAATAATAAGTTGAGTGCCAATATCATTGATCTCGGACCGTGGGCCCTGAAGATTACCGAACCCATAGTCAGAATACGACTGAGTTTCGTCATGCACGAATCGATCACCTAAAACCTTAGCCGTTTCTTGTCGCACTGAATTCAAGTCATAGAACTCCTTACCCTTTTTACCTATGACTGGATCCATATCCATCAAGGCATCCGTGAGTACGATCTTATCGAATTCAGACAGACCTCCTTTACTAAGGTACTGAGCCATCTGAGCCTTCGGTATCAACCCTTGCTTATTAACGCGCTTCTCCAACTCACCCCCTATCATGAGGGAAGGAATCTGCTGGACGTTTTTCTCCTTACGGGCATCAATTGGACCGTAAGCGTCCTCAAATTTCTCTGCTTGATACAACCCCAACTCATGTGAAAACTGCATCGCACGATCCAGGTCACCACTAGGGGCAGCAGCGGTCATCTCCTGCTGCGTCATCCCTTGCAGCTTCTTATATGGAATCTTTGCCGCTGCCTCTTCTCCCAGCTTAGAACCTTCAATTAAGTTCCGAGTTACGCGACGCTCTGCGGTTTCCAGTCTAGGCCCGCCGCCAGGCAAAGCCCGACGGCCAAACACGGCTTCTTCTCCCGCAAGGATCTCTGCCTCCCGTGCTGCCGCCTCCGCTGCATCATATATCCCTGACATAGACGGAGGTTGCATTCGAGCCTGGCCCTCACGACTCATCCCCGATGCTAGGCGATCTATCTCATTAGCAAACCTACCTTGCTGCCCTACTATGTCTGATGTCCGTGCTGTGATCTTAGGGTCCTTCCCCATCATACGACGGAAGAAGTTCTTGACATCCTCTGCACCCTGTCTCAACACACCACCGACAGCAGGGCCAGAAGGCATCTTACGCATCGCAGCAGAACCAGCGGTAGCTACTAAGGATGGTAGATCGTCAGTATCGACCCCTTCCCGAAGCAACATGTTCATCATCGCGGGATTACCCATCGCACTTAACATCAATGGCAGTTCCATATAGTCCTGATAGAACTTGTTCTGCGCATCGATCACACCCCCCGTCATATCCAAGTAGTCCGTCACCCCCTGGCTACCAAGGTTCTGATAGACTGCAGCTAGGTCGCCCTCCGTCCTAGCGATCTGTTCGGGGACGTTGGGACTATACGCAGGCACACTACCATCAGTCACGACCTCCGCAGCAGGGAGATTCACTTGGGCAACAGGTAAATCGTATGGATCTGTAGGTACCATGGCATTTCCGCCTTGATACGTATTGAGATAACTCAGTAGCTCCTGAACATCCTGGGGACGTCCACCTTCCTCATACTTAGATACACGCCGCTTCTTTAAGTGCGTGCCCTTGCGCTTAGATTTCGACTTCACTTCTTTACGATTTTGTAAGGGATCTTACCACCATCTTTATTCAAACGTGCTGCATTTCTAGCTTGCAGCGCATATCGCCCTGGATCAACATTCATACTAGGGGCAATGAAATCATTGGAGTAACCCTGCGCCTGCTGACCCCCGCGCCCTACACTGAACATATCCTCAATGTCACGCAAGAAGGACTTGTAGCCGATATTGTTCATCCTACCAGTGAGATTCATTTCATCAATGACATTCATAGCACGGCGCTGGACATCAAGGATGTTCATAGACTCGTCTCTGGCGCCCTCATTGATCGCCCTTTGCGCATAATACTGCAGTGGCTCTGCTGCACGTCTAGGATCTAGTGAAGGCCCTAACTCACCGTATGTCAGTGCTTTGCGTGGTATTGATGAGGCAGCTGGGGCAGCCTTAGCCCCCAACCCTAAGGCTTGTCCTACAGCGCGAGCCGCAGGAGCCAAGAATCGAGCCAGGGGAAACGTCCCTAGCAGATAATCCTGTGGACCAAATGTGTTTTGAATAGCCCCGCTGCCCCCACGAGCATACGGGGACTGAGCCATATACTCCTCCATAGACGAGTACTGGGGGATTGTGTCTTGAACAGATGGGGATGAAGGGTCGCCACCTCCTTCTAACTTCTTGATCTTCATAGTGTAAAGATAAGAATCCTACTTAGACAACAGAAGGCAGTAATAGTCCTTGGGAATAGGGCACAAGTACCGCGAATACACCAAATGTCTCACAGAATCCCAGGGTAATATTATTTTATACCCCCCATTCCTCTGCGTCTATAAGGTAAAGTTACACCAAAAAATTGACATTGTCAAATTACCCCCAGTATTACACATCACATGCACAATTCCCCTGTTTATCGACTGTCTCTCTACGCTAGTTTTCGACATTGTCTATAAATCTGCCCTTTTTTTTTCTGAGTACCCATAGTTATAGACGAACTGTAGATAAAGCACCTGGGGTTGAAATAGCGAAGGAGGGGTTTTGGGGAAAATAAGAAACGGAGAACACACATCTGAAAAAAAATGGGTGAACATTAGAGATCGGGGATTATATATATGTATATGCGTTGGCGGCGGCGAACCGAAATGACTTTGCGGCGGTGGCTTTTGTGTTAGTATTTGTATTTGCGCAATTTTTCAGCGTTTTTTCCTGTTAGTATTAGCGTCTACCCCCCTGATTATCAGGCAATTAGGGGATCCCCCTGCCGGTGGCCCATTAACCTATTACTAATACCCGAATTCAATTGTCTATTATTTGTTTATGCTAATACTAACAACAACTATATAATATCTATTTGCCCCCCTGTTTTTCGGTTCATCAGTATTACACCATTTTTCTTTCGTCGATAACTTGTTGGTTGTCAGTGAGTTACACAAAAGGGGGTCATTTTATACGGCTGTATGTCGAATCTTCGCTTCATAGTCGAAAAGTTGTCTATACATTTGGCCCTGTCAAGCGACACGGGGTAACGACTCCTATATAGACCGCTCGACCTACGGCGACCACGCCGTTGATATAGTGTTTATTCAACCGACTACGGCCCCCCCGATATTACCTGACGGGGGCGACCACAGGACGAACACCAACCGACGAACCGTGCGGTGTGACTCTGAGGTAAGTGTAGGCCCCCGATTGTTCGTGGGGGTTTACGGTGAACCCTACCCAACACGGGGCAACTAATAGAATAGACACGGAACCACAGACGCGCCCCTTTTGGGTTTTCGTTTGTGGGTAGGACGTTCACGGCCCCCTTATTACACGGGGTGTGCGGGCCTGCTGAAGTAACCCACTTACAGGGAGAAGCCGAATACGCGTGTTGACCGCGTTACGAACCTGCATATGTAGTGTGTGCGGGGGTAGGGCATAATATGTAAGACGCAAGTACACGGATCGGTGAGCGATTAATGTTTGAGCGGCGTACCCTCACGCCCGCCATGACGACACGCGATGACACGCGATGTACACGACTCGGAGCAGTTGTAAAGCGTGTGCGAATAATTGAGGGCGCGTAGATACGGATATGCACGACCTGTGCGGCGGTTCGACTCCCCCCTACGCACGACTCAATGGTGAGTCAGTAAAAACCCAATACAATGTTGGTTCAACAACCAAAAATGATGCGAGTACAACTCGCCCAATACAAGTCTGACGGCACTCTTAAAGCAGAGTACAAGATGACCCAATCGATACGCAAGGCCCGCGACGAACAAGACCTCTTGTTCAAGACGGCAACGCATATCGAATCATGGGCGGGTGAACTCATGAAGATGAACGAGGTGTTCGGCGACAAGTTCCAGACCCCCAAGGGTAACAGGAAGCGTCTGCCCTGCTCGTTCTCACCCACGCAAAAGATTGCTATCCGCGTCTACTACGGCGACGATATGCAAGAAGAATGTGTGATGACCACCACGGACTATACGTCCTCTGCGGTATGCGAATACCGCCTCACCCTCAAGAAGTTGGCAAGCGGTGAAGGCAAGCAAGTTCTGCTGTCCTCGTTCAAGCTGACACATATGCTTGGACAACACATCAAGTTCTCATGAACATCCACAACACCAAGGGAGGCCGCGCGACTACACACGCGTGGTCTTCCCCCTTCATGTCCAAGGCGGCACGAGTACAAGTCGTCGGTAAGATTTCACTTGCCGAGGCCCAAGACAAGACGCCACGATACAAGCGCAGGAAGAAGTGCGCACCACAACACGTCCTACCCAACGAAGTCAAACGATGGGCGAAGCACAAAGGTGTAGCGACCAGGACTAACGGACGCGGCGAACTCATCATCAAGCTGTAACACATGACAATGGAGCACGAATGTAGAAAGTGTGGCGGCGAGGGGTTCGTTTACTCGACCCACTACGCCGACCCCTATGCTACCACTCGGCGTTGCGAATGCCAAGGCGAACCAGACCCTGACGACAAACACGACAGAGAAAGAGTAGAACGATGACAGATTGGAAAGCAGGTGAGTTGGCTCTCACCTACAAACGAACAAAGCCAGACGGCAAGAAGGTAACCACCCCCGACCATGTAGTTGACTTGATACGCCAAGCAATCGGCGACGAGATAGAAGTGCGGGAGGTTGGCGTCATTATCGGTGTCAGTCGCGGCAACAGGGTACGCTCTGTATTCCGATGCGGCGAAGGCGGTGCAAGTGGATGCATCATGGATCCGAAGATTGTATTCAGTAGGCTACTACTTGAGAACTGCTCGGCATTTGTGATGGCACACAACCATCCCAGTGGGAATTCATCGCCGTCTATGTCAGACAAGATGCTGACGCGCAGTTTCAAAAGCGCAGGGGAACTCCTAGACATCAGATTTCTTGACCACATCGTAGTGACAGTAGACAACCACAAATCAGTCATTGAATCATGAAGACATCACGACCACCATGGCATAGGAAAAATAGCAAGGGCCGCACGAATTGGCGTGGCGGCATGTCAAAAGCAAGGGTGCAGGCCATGAAGGACATCACCCAACACCTATGGGAGACCTCGCCATCGTTGCCATATCTCGGCCCCCGTTCCTGTGAGGTAGGGTACTACTGCATCACGCCAAGTCAGTTACTCAGTGACCCGACAATCACCCCACTTAACAGACAGCTTGGACTATGAATAATGCAGCGATGATAAAGGCTGAGAGCCTCGCACTTATTGAAGAGTGCAAGAAAGACTTCGAGCCTGTCGCAAGACTCATTAGCAGTAACGCGATGCTTGCATCATGTTTAGCAGGTATGGTAGACCGACCTGACTTACACGTTGACGCCATCAAGAGTTGGAGTCTCCAGTGTAAAAACCGAAAGACGTATGAGCACATAGAAGCAGCAGGCATCAAAGTCCTGACCACTATGTACAACCAAGCTGTAGACGCAAGAAACAAAAGAAACAAAAGCCATGCCCAAAAGAATCAAGACCCGCCTACCTAAACGTGTCGCGTGGTACGAAGGCGAAGTTCTGCACGTCATCCGCCTCGGCAAGACCACCAACGACAAGATTGCCGAGTCATGGATGCAAGTGTTGCAAACGTATCACTTCGACCTACGTCAGTTGTCGCTTGTGCGGTCACACCTCGACGGCAAGCGCAAGCACACCATGAAGCAGTTCTTCGATCTCGATGGCGCCAACTGCCTCGACTGCCCGCTGTCCAACAACTCTGGCAACGGCAAGTGCTACACCCACAAGCTACGGCAGTACACGGGTATGCTATCCATGCTCAAGTCCCTGTGCAACGAGGACATCTACGAAGGTGTCAATGCAATGCAACGTGCGGCCATCATGAAGATGGCAGAGCGTGCGGACTTCATACGCTTCGGCACTTACGGTGAGCCATCCCTGCTCGACATCGGACTTGTCGGTGACATCGTGCTGTCCAAGCGCGATAAGGTGCAGTGGACGGGGTACACCCACCAAGCTCGCAAGCCCTGGGCGCAACAGTACAAAGCCTACTTCATGGCCTCGGCTCACTCTGACAAGGACGCCGCATCCATCACGGGGTGGCGCTCCTTCGTATGCGTGGAACCCAAGGACACGTCCACCGCAGTGCAATGCCCTGCATCCAAGGAACTCAGCTTATCCAACTGCGCTTCCTGTGGGCTATGCTCAGGTGTAGTCGGCAAGGGTGACAAAAACGTCAAGACACTAATCCACTGATATGGACAAATACATACTCATGGGCCTCGACCGAGCAGGAAACTGGAAGATCCTCGCCAAGTGCGACTCTCTGGCCAAAGCAATCAGGCTTAAGAACGATTACCGCAACACTCGCGGTGTCAGACGCTACAAAGACTATGGAATTAAATACCCCTGACATGAACGACACATACAAGATACCTGAGACGATTAAGAGCAAGGATTTTGGTGACATCAGGGTCAGCCAAAACGCGGAGTGGGGTAGGCTGTCCCCGCATGAAGATGTAGGCTTCCCTGTAGGTGAGCACCTGTACTGCTTCGTGTACATGAGGAATGACTCATCCCTTGGCTACTACTTGACAACTGCGTATGGTTCACAACGACAACTCGAAGACGGACAGATATGAAACTTCATCCCAATAGAATACACCAAGAGTTATGAGAGACCACATGATCTGCATCCTTCGCGATGCCCGCAAAGTAATAACTGAAGCCGCGTCCGTAGACGTTCAACAACTCGCCGAGTCTATTGAGACCGAGGCCATGGCCGCCCTGCATGGCGGGGTAACCATCATCCCAAGCGAGCTGTTCGGAGACATCGACATCCTTCAGAATGTCATCATCGATATGAGCAATGGCGCGGACGACCTGTGGTTCAGCGTTGGCAAGTACATCAAAGTCAACATCTTCTACACCTCCCTTGGCTGGCAGTTCGTCATCTACCCCGTCAAGAACGGAACCATCGAAGAGCACAACCTCATTGAAAAAGGCAAGCTATGAAGACATACATCGTCATCGAGTGGTCCTGCCCGTGGGATTCAATCCTATTCGCCATCACCGACCTGTCCCTGTACTTCAGGGAATTCAATAAAGACTTCGGCACGGACTACTCCACGATGGAGGAGTTCAACGAAGACCAAATCGACCGCACCATGTACGAAATAAAAATGCCCAAATCATTATGAACAACCCCAAGCCACGAATGGTGGAGGTCCACGAAGAGACCTGCCCCGACTGCGACATGGAAGTGGAGTTCACAGAAATCTATGAGTTCTGCCCTAACTGCTTATACGCTCTAACCTAAACCGATCCCATGACACAACAAGATAAGAGAGCCTCCGATATTCGGCTAGTCATAGCCTACACCTGGAGCAACCTTGGCAAAGTCTTAGACTTCAACTTCGCCCTCCACTACACAGTAGAGATGTTGGCCACAAACTTCGTGACTAATCATCAACTGCCCGATGAAGAGTATGGCATTGGTGAAGGACGTAAGATGGATTGGGATGAACACGTAGAGACATTCATGCTGCGAGAACTACATGAGAAAGGACTACCAGTAAACAAATAAATCATGAGTAAAGAAACCCCCCGACTCCCTAAGCTGGAGTATTTCAAGCTACGCCTAGCTCAAGCAGAAGCTGGAGGAGATAAGCGTAAGGCAAAGTATTATGAAGGGCGCATCAGTGAGATGACGGAACAAAAGTCACGATCGCTTACTAAGAAAGAAGCGGAAGACTTGTTCCTGCGAGCCGTCTCAGCAATGAACCAACACCTGAACCTACAGAAGGTGCTGATGGTGCCGCTGTCAGACGACTTGAAGCAGTGCGCTTCTGCCTTGCACGAACTCAAAGACTATTTCACCCCCCGAACAGATAAATTATGAAGAGAGGATTCAAAACAGACCGCGTGGCCCAGGCCATCGGAGAAGCAATGACGTATGGTAGTTGCCTAATGACCTTCGATGCGCTACTCAACTTAGCATCGACAGGATATTACTACATACCCTATGACCGAGAGGCCGAACCGCTAGGCTTGCCGCCACGGACGTCCGTCTTTGAGGAAGTGGCAAGACATCAGTCACAGATCTTGCTGAATGGTGACCTTGAAAGTGAGTACGCCATCTTGTTTACAAGCCGCCTTGGTACCAGGCCCAACGCACTCATCAAAGACAAGGATGTACTGAGTATCCGCGTGCAGCTTGTACGATACTGCTCGAAGTTTCCATGGTCACTTGACGAACTCAAGAAAGACTACTTGAATAGTGGAGATGGGCAGGGCAACATCTATGAATACAACAATGGAGAAATCACCACCATTGATTGGGACTACGGACAGGATTATGTGTGATGCATTACTACATCTACAACTTCGAAGAGGGCGGTTGGAACTTCAGCCAAGCAGCAAACATGAGGTCTGCTCGTAAGAAAGAGCGGGAACGCTGGAAGGACTGCCCCAACCTCACCATCAAGAAGGATTCCTTTAGGAGGGTGACCTCAAAAGAGCTCTCAGAAATTTACGCAAAAACTTCACAGCTATGAGTTACTACGTAACGACCAAGAAAGACGTGCTCACGACAAAGGAACGGATGCAATTCAACCGCATTAAGAGAATAGTCGATGAGCATGATGGGCTTATCTCAGACATCTGGAGTAACCTAGGTCACGGGGTCACCGACACCCTTGAATGCGGGATAGAGATGAGCAACTTCGAAGACGACCTGGTGAACTTCATCTTCAGGTGGGTCATGGGTGAAAAGATGAATGACATCGAGGCCAGGATAAAAGACATGCAAGAATCATAAAACAAATGAGACTACCTAATTTACAAACGACAGCTCACTACTTCGTCATCGACTCCATCGGTGGCATGAACGAAGGCTACTCAGAAACCATCTGCCGCCGCATCACGGACGCGTTGTCTCCTGAGTATGGCAAAGCTATGGTCGAGGAGTACATCGACCAGTGGATTCACGATCGGTTGGAATACTATGTGTCCGCCATCGCCCAAACGGGAGCTACGTTCGAGGATCCTGTCAAGTACAACCTTGAGGAGCATTCACGAGGTGAGTGGGTCAAACTCACCCCTGAGTTCGACAAGAACCTTGACCCTAATCTTCTCGACGAGTTGGGCTACCACACGCTCTGTATCCATGCTAATAGATGGATGACGCTCAAAACAGTCTTGGTGTACGACCAAATCAACGACAAGGTATTAGATTACTACGGGAGCAGGTCAACCGCTATCCGCATCGCTGAGGAGGTCATCTCCGTCGAGGTGGAGGGCATCAAGACCAAGGTGCACACCGATAGAGAACGTGGGTACAAGTTATTCGGCTTCACCAGCCTCCTCCACGCTTACGACTCACTCGCTGACGTAGTGCGTTGCCTTGAGCACCCCCAAAAACCACAGTCATGTATGATTGACATCGACGACCGCTGTCTACACTTCTTCCCCGTGCAGGCTATCCAGAAGATGACCTACGACGATGATAACAGGATCTCATGAAGACAATACCTACAAATGAAATACTGTATTCCCAAGCCGTATAGACTTCTCTACACCAATCATTTTGGAATTAAGGGGGTAGTATCATACGCTAATAGCAAAGCGCAATTAGTCAGCATGCTTGCGGTCATCTACGCTAGAAAAAAATTAAACATCGATGACCTTAAACTGCAAGAAATTGAAGAAAGGAATGAGTAAGATAAAACATAGTGTAGGTTGTGGTCAGTGTGGCCATCCCACAGGCCCAGCAGGATGCACTGGTGCTTGCTTCAACACCAACCTTCCAGTCACCCCAATCCGTCCTGATGAACTAACAATTGGTGATGTCAGAGAAGAAGAAAAACTCCTGACCGAAGTGTCCAAGTCACAACTTGATGATCTGTGGACTCAGGTAGAGTACATGACCGAACAACTGAAAGACGACCCCGACAACCAAGGCTTGGCTAAGTTGCTGAGCAATACAGTTGCCGAGTATAACGCAAAACTAAAGCAGTATGACAGCCAAAGTAGACCCTGGACTTAATCAAGTAGACAAGACCGCACCCTTCTGGGTTGCGCTTGAAGATGAAAACGCGCCAACAATTATTGTAGATGGAGTGAAGATGAAGCACGCTGTGTGGAATCTACTGATCCACCTCAGAGACATGAGGATGTACTGTGGGCCCATCA